AATCTCTGTGGAAAAACAGAAAAGTAACAAAGAAGGAAATGAATGCCTCCACCGATCCATTTACAAAAACAGTTCTCAATGCCAAACAACTGGCCATCAAAGTATCGATGAACAGTATTTACGGATTTACAGGAGCAGTAGTTGGAGCATTACCTTGTTTAGAAATTAGTCAATCAGTTACTGGATGTGGACGTCAAATGATTGAACAAACACAAAATTATGCAAAGGAACACTTCGCTTGTGAAATAGTGTACGGGGACACGGATTCTTGCTATGTGATATTTCCTGAGCCAGTAGACCAGGATGGAACTCTCACAACTTTGTTTAAAAAGGCTGAACATGCGGCAAAGGAAATTTCAAAAACATTTAAAAAACCGATTGAATTGGAATTTGAAAAGTTTATGTATCCCCTGATATTAGTAGCAAAAAAACGGTACATGTACGTCGAATGGACTGATCCTAAAAAACATAATGGAGAAATTGAAGCAAAGGGTGTTGAACTTGTTCGTAGAGATAATTGTCCCTATGTTAAAGAAACCCTTGATGCTGTACTTCATCCCATAATGTTTGAAAATAATGTAGAACTTGGGGTTTCCAGGGCACAAGAATTCATCGATAACTTATTAACAGGTAATGTGGATGTTAAAAAATTAATACTTTCTAAGAATCTTAAAAATGATTATAAAAAACCAGAAACCATCGCACATTACCAGTTAGTTCAAAAAATGATACTTCGTGACCCTAACAGTGCTCCAAAACCTGGAGATCGTGTACCATTTGTGTATGTAGATATCGGAGATCCAAAGGCTCTTTCTTGGAAAAAGGTAGAAGATCCAGAATATGTAGTTCAGAATAACATTCCAATTGATTGTCTTTATTACTTAGAACATCAATTGAAGAATCCACTCAAAACAATATTTGATATTCTTTTGGGTGAATTAAAATGTAATGAAATGTTTAATAGAAAATCTTTGTTAGAAGCCAAAAAAAGGGAAAAGGCAAGTATTGCTGAAGCTAAAAGAATAAAAGAAAAAAATCAAGATATCCGTTCATTTTTTAATATTAACCTTAATTAATTAATTGGTAATGAACATTCCATTATTACTTCTCCAAATAATAATATCCATAATTCCCTTAGCATTGATTAAAAAATACATTCTCAATGGAAATACATGGTTGTTAATACTTTGTTTAATATGTTATTCAGTAATGATAGCAATTTATATAAAATTATTAAGATATGATGGATTAAGTAAAGTTTATACTCTCGTTCAAATTTTACAAATAATCTTAGTTGTTTTAATGGGTATACTATTTTTTAATGAAAAATTGTCATTAAACATAATAATTGGTCTACTCTTCGGAATAACAGCAATATACTTACTTAATTAATTAATTAATTGGAATATGCTAAACCACCCATACCTGACATTATACGGAGTACATTTTGATTTACTGCGTATACATCCAATGGTTTAAGAGTTTCTGTTGCGTCTGGTAATGTATTTATATCTGTAAAATTAAGATATACACGGTCTAATCTGCTCATATTACAGGTTCCACTTGGCTGGTTTTCTTCTGGTTTCAGAGCAAATGAATAAACTGCTATATCGTCTGTGAAATAATGTCCTCCACTACTCTTATGGTGATCAAAAATCTGTTGACGTGTAAAATACTTCAAGTTTCTTGGACTAAATCGTTCAGTTCCATTAAATGTTAGGGTCATTTTAGTATTTGTCTGAGCAACTGGACAACCATAATCATTTGGATACTCGGTACTACTGATGATTGGAGCAGGTGTTGCTCCACCTGCCGTTCTACCTTGATAAGTACTCAATGTTGGGTTATATGTATTATTTGTTACATAATATTCTGGATTACCTGTAATTATAAGTTCCTTAACTGGATGATTAAAGTTTAATTCAAAAGATGCTTGAGTATTAGACGTTCCATTGTTATTTATAGTTTCTAATTGAATTTGATCCATAAGATATTCGTGAGCATTTTGAGCATAATTTTTACGCTCTGTTGAATCTAGATAAACATAATCTGCGAAAATCTTAACACTTGATATACTTGTAGTAACTGTTCCAAGTGTTGAACTACCCTGATATTCTGGTAAAGGTTTTACCCAATTATTGGATGTAGCAAATGTCATATTTAATTTAACTTCATGATATTGCAGCGCAATCAGCGGAAGTGCTAGACCAGGATTTTTTGAAAACCAAAATTGAAGAGGTACATAAGCTTCAGTAGGAGCATTTGAAGTACTTAGATTAAGTATCTGTCCTGTGTTATTAGTATACCAAGGTAATTGTGCTATTGTTTTTGAATTTATATTTTGGGTTCCTATATGTGTGTATGCAAGTGTATCGTATTTATTTGTAAAATTAATATTTAATTTATTAGCTAATGGAACCAACGCAATATTATCTTCCTGAATACCAGGAGCACCAGATTCTACATTGTTACTCCAACTTGATTCATTATTATTTGTTAATACTATTGCTTGGCCATTCTCATTATTTAATGGAGTTTGTGTAGTATTGATTGATGTTGAACTTATAAAATTATAATAACTAGTTGGTTCTTCACCTTGTGTTGCTATTTTTAATACATTACCGTATTTATTACTAAGACCTTGGTAACAAGTAGCTGAATAATTTGGATACAAGTCACTTATAAATCCAGCACTTGAATATGGATTGTTTTGAGTTAAATCCCTCCAGATACTTAACCACTTTCCATATTGGGTATCTATTATCTGACCACCTATTTCAAATTCCATCTTTTCTATCAAAGCATGTCCAAGGTCTGAACAGATGTATTCTACATTTGTTGGGTTTCCTCCCGGTATCAATTGACTTGGGTTATAATGTATCCATAACCTCTTCAAAAGGTCTCCTGATTTTGGTATTGTTATACTTACTTTTGAACCTGTATTTATTGTTCCACTTATCGGTATTTCCACGCTTTCTAAAGCATAATTACTGAACCTCTTATAAACCGTTTTCCAATAGGTCATCTGTGGTTGACCCATCAGGTAAATATCCTGAGCACCATATGCTATCAACTGAATAAGAGCACCTGAACTCATTGTTTAATTACCTTTAATACTATTTAATATTATCTAATACCTTTAATTAATTATTAATTCTTATTTTTTTAAATAATAATTAATTAAATTAAATTAACTTTGTTAATTTTGTAGTAATAATTAATTCTTAATTTAATTAAAATTAATAAGCAAATGCTATGTTACCCATTCCTGAAATTATTCTGAGTATATTGTAATTGGTTGCGTATATATCCAAGTAATTCAATTCTTCACCTGTATCGAAATTAGAAAAAACCAAATAAGGATTTGTTATTCTTGAAAAATTACAACTTCCACTTGGTTGGAATTCCTCAGGTCTGAGGGAAAATGAATAAACTCCAATGTTATCGTTGATGTCATAATCATTTGAAGAATTAGCTGATCCAGAACCTGAATGACAATCCCAAATTTGGTTACGTGTGAAGTATTTCAAATTTCTACCTGAAAACCTGTTTACCTGATTAAAAACTAAACCCAATTGTACATTTGAAAGACTCACTGAGTTATTTGCTAATATGTTTGTGGGAGTAGCAATACCATCACTTTCTATACCAATAGCGTCTGGTGAACCACAGAAAACTATTTCCTTAACAGGATTTGCGAAGTTCAGCTTGATTTGTAACTGACCACCTGAAATATTACTGGCAAAAGAATTATTAAATAGGTTACGTTGAAGTTGTTCAATAAGATATTCATGGGCATTTTGAGTAAACTGTCTACGTTCAGTTGAATCGAGGTAAACAAAATCAGCAAAAACACGAATACTTGTTAAATTAACATCAGAAAACTGAGTTGCGTGGAGCTCCTTGTAATCAGCCAGTTGAATATTGAACTTAACCTCACTGTATTGTAAAGCAATAAGAGGAAGTGCTAGACCTGGGTTTTTACAGAACCAGAACTGCATGGGTACGTATGCCTCTGTAGGAGCATTTGAAAGATTATAATCATAATAAGAAAAAGACACACTTGTATCGTTTGGAATTGTAACTGAAGTAGTTGGATAATTATAAGAAATACAATTAGTAAAAGTGTAATAATAAACATAATTTATTTCAGAAAGTGTGGGAATTGTTGAATATTCTATATAATATTTAACATCAGATATAGTAATAATTAATATACCTGGACTACCTAGAATTTTATTATTACTACTTATTGATGAATTTATATAACTTTGTAAATTTAGTGTGAATGTACCAGATGTAGGTAAACTGTTAATTCCATTCGTTGTTAATAATAAATTAAACTTTGTGTTTTGTTGCTGATGGTTATATGACATTCTACTAAATAAGGTGCTTACAGACGGTTCTGTTCCATTTAAATCAGTATAACTTATAGGATAAGTATCAATTGGGGGACTTGGTGATATGTAATTTACATTTGTTAAATTGCCCCATATTGTTAACCACAGACCATATTGACGATCTATTAAATTGCCACCTATTTCTATATCCATTTGTTTTAATATTGTGTTTCCTAAGTTTGATGGTATTCCTCCGTTTGGAAATGTTACATTGTTACCATTATAAATTGTTTGTGGGTTATACTGAATCCACAGATTTTTAAGAAGGTCTCCATCCCTTGATATCGTTACTGATACAAAATTATTTGGTAATAAGTTACCTGCTATATTTTGTTGAATTGATTCTATAGCAAAATTTGTATACCTTTTATAAACTGTTTTCCAAAATGTTATCTGTGGATCACCTGTAAGATAAATGTTCTGGGCACCATAAGCAGCCAATTGAATTAACGCTCCACCTCCCATTCTCAATTAATTTAACTTTGTTAATTACTTCTTATTTTTTATTTTTAAATTAATTAATTGGAATAAACAACACCACCCATTCCACTTGTTACTTTGAGGATATTGTAATTAACTGCGTAAATATCTAAAGGATTTAACTGTTCATTAATGGTTGAATCAAAGTTATCAAAAACCAACCTGGCATCTGAGAAAACATCGAAATTAACTCCACCAGAAGGTTGCTGATCCTCAGAATATAAACAAAATGGTATAACAGCTATTCTACCCCAGTTACCAGATCCAATTCCATTATGGGATTCCCAAACAGTTTTTCGAGTAAAGTATTTAAGGTTTCGAGCAGTCATTTGATCCTTACCGTTAAGAACCAACTTAAGGGTTACATTTGTTCTAGAAATATTATCATTAGGTTCAGTAGTATAATCGGCAAATGAATACATATATGGATTACTACTAACAACTATAGGAGAAGGAGTACCTGATCCATTACAAGAATAAATCCAAGGTTTGTTATAATATGTAAGAGCACCCGAATAATAAGAAATTCCGTTTATATAACTGGGATCTTGAGTTACACTAACATAATTTACTTTATTACTAGTAAGTGATACATTAGGAAGAATAGTAGCATTACTCGGTTGAAATGGATTAGCAGGTGTACCAACTATTATTAATTCTTTTACTAATCCCTTAAATGCTAACTTTACTGTATTCTGATTTTGACTACTCTTCCTTTGTAATTGTTCTATTAAGTATTCGTGACTGTTTGCTACAAATTGTCTACGCTCAGGTGTATCTAAGTATACGTAGTCTCCGTAAAACTGAATCGAGTCGCTCAAATTAAATACATTATTAATATTCAACTGAGATATATTACTTGTTGCGAAGTTTGGAAAATTTGAAAAAATTACTGTTAATTTAACATCGTGGTACTGAAGTGATACTAACGGAAGTGCCAAACCTGGATTTTTGTTAAACCAAAATGGAAGAGGTATATAACAATTTGTATCTGAATTTGCTAGTGAAAGATAATTTGATGAATTCGTTGAAACATAGGGTACTGTTGTAGATATACTAACACCTCCGTTAGTATAAGCCATTTTATTGTATTCACTTGTAGATTGTTGGGTTATTCTTAACCCATTAACATTTATATTTCCAATACTTCCATAAGGATTGTTTTCAGTAAGGTCTCTCCAGATACTTAACCAGACTCCATAAATCCTATGAATAATTTGACCTCCAATTGATATTTCAAGTTGTTGAAAAAGAGAATGACTAAAGTCAGTACATATTGTAGTGAGTTGAACAGAACTAACACTTTCTGGATAAAGAAGTCTAGGATTTATCTGAACCCATAGTCTCTTAAGAAGATCTCCATTACGTGTTATGGGGATATCTATACTCGCATTTAAAGTAGGTGGGTCAAATGGAACTAATAGAATAGATTCCATAGAGAAATTGGTATACCTACGATAAACAGATTTCCAAAAAGTAATTTGCGGTTGTCCGGTGAGATAGATATCCTGTGCTCCATAAGCAACCAACTGAATAAGTCCTCCTCCCATTTCTAAATTAAAATATTACTTAATTAATTAATTAATTACTCTATTATTAATTAAGTAGTATTATTTTTAAATAATTTTAATTTTAAATTTAAAGACTATTTGATGAATTGTTTTGGTTTTTTTAATTTTATTTTTAAAATACCTAAGTATTTTAATTTTACGTTTAGTTGGAGTATGCGAGACCACCCATACCAGACATAATACGGAGAACGTTGTAGTTCACTGCGTAGATATCGATGGTGCTGGCAAGCGTCTCACTGCCCTTGTTGAACACGAGCTGAGCCGTGTCAATGCGGGAGAAGTTGCAGGTGCCGGATGGCTGATGCTCCTCTGGGCGAAGTGCGAAGGAGTACACAGCGACGGAATCGGGTACACCAGTCGCACCAAAACCCGTGTGGCAATCCCAGATCTGGTTGCGGGTGAAGTACTTGAGGTTGCGGGCGGTGAAGCGGTCGGTACCGTTGAGCACGATCTTGGCAGTGACAGACGTGAGGGCAACGGTCGTGGAGGTGGTGATGGATGTAGGGGTTGATCCACCCTGTGTATCCTCAACAGATGAGTCTGCGCTGGAGGGTGCTACGGGGGCACCGGTCCACACGAGTTCCTTAACTGGGTGGTTGAAGTTAAGGCGAATGGTTCCGCTGGCGGTGGAGTCGCTCTGGACCTGGAGCTGGTCAATGAGGTACTCGTGGGCATTCTGGGCGAACTGGCGACGCTCAGTGGTGTCGAGGTACACATAGTCGGCATACACGGCAACAGTGGAGTATCCAGATGCGACGGCGGTTCCGCTGGCAAGGTTGGATAGCTGTGCGTAGGTGATGTTGAACTTAACCTCGTGGTACTGGAGAGCAATGAGGGGGAGGGCAAGTCCGGGGTTGCGGCAGAACCAGAAGCGCATGGGTACGTATGCCTCAGTGGGAGAGCCCGCTAAAGAACTGACACCGCCAGACTGGTGGGTGAAGGCCATACGCTGGTAACGCGTGGAGGGATTGCCCAAGGAGTCAACATTGATACCTGGTTCGGCACCAGCTACAGCGAGCTCTCCCTGGGCACCGGTGGGGTTGACCTCCGTTAGGTCTCTCCAAATAGTAAGCCATTTACCGTACTGGCGATCAATGAGTTGACCTCCAATTTCGAGCTCAAGCTGGTCGAAGAGGGCGTGGCCGAAATCGCAGGCAACTGCCCCAGTGGTCGTTAGGAAATTTTGGGGGTTGAACTGAACCCAGAGGCATTTGAGAAGATCTCCGTTACGGGAAACCGTTACTGACACACGGGAACCAGCACCGGACGTTCCATTGATCGTCTGGAGGATGGATTCGGTTGCGAAGTTGGTGTGGCGGCGGTAGACAGACTTGAAGAAGGTGATTTGGGGCTGACCAGTAAGGTAAATGTCCTGGGCGCCGTAGGCAACGAGCTGCATGAGTCCTCCTCCCATTTTTAGTTAGTGTGTGTGTGAATTTATAATATTAATAAATATTTTATTTTTTTGAGAAAATACGAAATTAATTAATTAATTAATTCCGTTAATTCTTAATTAATTCTTAATTAATTCTGTTAATTAATTGGAATAGGCAAGACCACCCATACCGCCCATTATACGTAGAATATTATACGAGGGCGCATAAACTGAATATTCAGGAACTGAATCGTAGTCTTGAGATACTCCATTAAGTTCATTCCTTATTGTGAAGTATAATTGGGATGTATCGATTCGGCTAAAGTTACACGTTCCACTAGGTTGATGTTCTTCAGGACGAATGGCAAATGAATATACATAAATATAATTTCCAGGACTTCTTGTATGGTGATCGTAAGTTTGTAAAAGCCTAAAGTATTCTCCCGTTCTTTCTTTAAAACGGTCTGTTCCATTAAGTATTAATTTAAATTCATTTAAGGGAGCAAATTGATTTGGTGTTCCATTAGGAATAATGTTCGTTCCTATGGAAAAATCATTTATGGGTGCGTTAGAATTATTTCTATTGAATAAAAATACAAGTTCCTTGGTAGGATGATTTAAATTAAGTCGAATGTAATTTGGTTCAGTTAGACTAATTAAATTACCAAACTGAGTCTGAACTTGTTCAATAAGGTATTCGTGGGGGTTTTGAGCAAATTTTCTTCTTTCTAGAGTATCTAGGTAATAATATGTATTCCATACTTTCATATTTCCTAAATTAGGAAGAGAAAGTCCATTTCTTACAATTGGTTGATATTCACCGTTCTTAACACCTACAATTAAATTTGTAAATTTTTCAAATGATATTTGTAACTTTACTTCGTGATACTGTAAGGCAATCAGTGGAATTGCTAAACCTGGATTTCTACAAAACCAAAATTGTAAAGGAATAAGAAGTTTATTATCAGGTTCATAAGATACATCATATGGTTGCCAATTTGCGCATGAATAATTTTTTCCTACAAGTGTTCCATACCCATTTAATTGAGAACCAGAAAGTGCTAATTCAGACCAGATATCCATCCATTTTCCATATTGTTCATCAATTTGTTGTGAGCCTATACTTACTGAAACAGAATCTATTAGATAATTACCAACTCCTTGTATCCACCCACAATAGTCCCAAGTATTACTATCCTGTACATAATCCTGTGGGTTATTAAATAAATTGATTTCTAAATAAATACTTCCTAATAAGTCTCCATTTCTATTTATTACTATAGTAATATTTCCATCAAAATCTTTATTACCATCAACAAGCTGAATTATCGATTCTATAGCAAAATTTGTATATCTGCGATATACTGATTTAAAATAAGTTATTTGGGGATTTGTTGTTAGATAAACATCTTGGGATCCATATGCGGCTAATTGTACTAATCCTCCCATTTAACTTTGTTAATTTAATTAATTAACTAATTCTTTTTATTAATTAGTAATTATTTTTAATGGACTTGTAAATTTCAAATGTATTTTTTTTATTTTTTATTTTTTTAATAGACCAACCCTTCTCAATTAATGAATAAATAAAAAGTGCTCTTAAAATTATTAAATAAGATATATTATCCATTCCCAATTAATAATACTAACTAATACTAACTAATACTAATAATACTTAATTATTATTTATAAGTTTTAGTAACGTGCCAATTTAATTTGAATTAATTATTTAAATTTAATAATACTACTTATTAATTAACAATGAGAATAGGCATAGTTCTAAACTATAAAAATGCCGAAAAAAAGAAAGATGAGTTACTTAACATTAAAAGTAAAAAAATGAGTTGGCTTAAACACGCTAATAAAAAAAAATATAAAAAACACATAATCAATAAGAAATTCATACCAGCTGATGTAGCAATAGGTATTTTTATAGAAACCCATTATCCAGAGATTAAAGTAGATTACATAAGTCCTGATGATATTTCTACTCGTAGATTTAAAAAGAATGATCTTAATTTTGTAATTATTTATGATCTTCTTGAATCATTTCACTTAAGTGATAAATCAAAGTTTGAAAAGTACAAACTTGCGCTTAAAAATAGTAACAATGTTTATCCACCTTATGATTATCAGAAATTTATTAATAATAAATGTATGTATTATAAATATCTGGCAGATAAAAAGATACCAGTTGCTCCTACATACTGTATAACAAAGGAAAAATGGTATTCACGTAATCCTGATAAATATATTAGCAACTTAATTACTAAATTTAAAAATAATAAATGGTCTTCCATAATAGCAAAACCTGTTTATGGACAGGAATCCATAGACTTTGCTAAGTTTACAAGCTGTCCATTAAAAAAGGATTCCTTGTTGTGTAAGAAGAATAAGATGATGAAATACTTTGGAAGAACAATTCCTAAATATAAATCAATTGTGATACAGGAATATATTCCAGGATTTGATCAAGATAATCCTGAAATAAGAACATACTTCATAAATGGAAAATATATGTACTCCATAGTCACTACTTCAAAACGTGTGGGAGCACCTGTCCAAGAAGGTGGTACGTTCAAAATTCCTGATAAGAACTTTAATTATATTAAAAGACTTGCCAAGAGGGTTATGAAATCTTTGCCAAAATTGGATTTACCTGGTAATCTTAAAAATCCAATTTTAACAAGAATAGATATAGGATCTGGTCTTGAGGGTGTTCCCATGACCTACTTCGTAAATGAAGTAGAATTTGTTCCAAGTTTATACATTGAAGAACTTGATCCAATTAAAACACCAGTTATTGATAGAATTAGTAAAACATTAGTAAAAGTTGCGGAAGAATACTCTGTAAGAAAATTACCAATAAAAACTAAATTTTAATTAATCAATAAAGTTCACAAATAAAGTCTCTTAAATGTACTGATATTAGCTCTACAGAAGTGACATTTCTGTAAACCCGGTCGCTTTTCTTTACAATAAGTACATATTGTATGACCACACGGATCTATAAAGTAATTAATTTGGTTTTCTAAACATATCTGACAAACTGTTGCCGGCAATGTTCCAGATAATTCATAAAACAAGTTTTTAATACATAAGTATTCCTTATTTATGGAATTAACAGAATTAGTAAGATTTTCTAAATCAAGAAAAAGAAAATATTTACCAATTTTGTTCATAAGAAGATCACAAAGTTGTACATCACTTGAATCACTTGGATCATTGGAATCACCGGAATCATTGGAATCTTTAATAATATTGACTGTTGCTATTACTAAATCAGAAAACTTCTTAAATTTTATAGATGCTTCATTAAATAAAATGTCTAACTCTATTTTTTTGTTATGTGTTTCAACTATTATCTTTTTTAATTTATTAATATTTCCATGAACACCCGTAAGAAAATTCTTTTCTAAATATTCATTTTTTATAGATTCACTCACACTTTCAGTATTATCATCAGAAATAATTAATAACTTATTTTTAATTTCATTAAAAATTTTATTATAAATATTGTTTTCAGCTGAATTAATTTCTTGATTTCTTTCTAACATAAGTGCTTCATAATTTCTATTTACTCTTTCTTCTATTTCAGAATTACCATTACCGTTATTCCAATCTACTGAATTAATTTCTTGAAAAAATAATTCATTAGAATTTGGAGGTACGTTTGTTACTCTGGCAACCAAACTTAATAAATTACCACCTAAATTACCACCTAGATTACCATTTTCTTGAGGATTTTGAATATTTTGAAGAAATGCGTAATTGTTGTTCATTTAATAAATTAAATTATTAATTGAATCATTCTTTAAGTTTAATAATTAATTATTGTTTAGGAGTAAATGTATTAAGAGCAAATGGATTTGGTGTGATACTTTGGGGAATGGTATTCGTTGGGGGGATAATACTTTGGGAAATACTTTGGGAATTAATTTGGTTACTTTGATTACTTTGGGGATTACTTTTATTACTTTTGTAAGCAAAATGTTTCATCATAATATTGTTGAGATCATTAACCTTTTGGTTATTACTGTTTATTTTTTCTTCAAGTACAGATAATTTGTAATTATTGGTTTCAGTTTTTTCATTATTTATCAATTTATTTGCTTCTAATTTAATTTCCATATTTAAAAGTTTTTCCTCTAATTTATCTAAATTACTACAAATAGTATTTATTTTTTCATTTATTTTAGTAAAATGTGATTGTACCTCAATTACCAAAGAATTGTATGGATCGTTCATTGGTGATCTTTATTGTTTAATTAATAATTAATTTATTCCTTTAAATTAAGTAATTTAAGTTTTTCTTTGAATTCAACAAGTCCTGATCTTGAAGTGATTAACTCGTAATTTCCAGTTTTAATTGCTTCAATTTCAGTTTTTGAAAATCGCATACTTTGGTTAGAATATTCCTCAAATGCTTCCATAGTTATTGGACAATATTCTTTTACAATTTCCTTTATGGAGTCTGAATATTCTCTAATTTCTGGTTGAGCGTGGGAAGTACTTCTTAGTGAAATGAAACGAAGAAGATTGTGAAGATCAATCTTCCAATAGAATTCAGACATTGTACTCAATGGAAGAACTGATCGTGCCATCTCTTTCGATACACCATTTGAAAGCAGATATTGATAAAATGAATAAGTACTCTTAATGTGGTTATTATATTCTTGTAATAAATGCCAGTTCTTTGGTTCATCAAGAGGTATTTCAGAACCTTGTTTATTTAATTTAGACTGTGTTCTAAATTCACGAGGTTCCCAAAAAGAATCCGTTAATACAGAATATCTTCCAGATATTTCATTGTATGATGACATTCTGTGACGCTGCCATTGTCTTATTACAAAGAGAGGGGCCTTTATATAAAATTTAAATTCAACCATCTCAAATGGACTTGTATGGTTGTTTCTAAATAAATATTTTATTAATTGAGCATCAGTTCTCTTTGGTTTATTATTTTCGTGATTATTCATTTGGGAAACCGGATAATAACTTACTCTGGCTGCTTCAGCGATTGCGTAGTCACATTTTAAAGAACTTCCTGAAACAACCCTTGGTAATAAATCAACCAAACGGATAATACCATTTTTTCCAATGATTTTTTCAGTTAGGACCATTCACGAATACTTCCCTTCGGGTTGAACACACGAATATTCCCTTTCGGGTTTTGAACACACGAATGTTAATTTAATAATCAAAGTCCTTAAATTAACTTATTAAGTTTTTCTTTAAATTTTATTGTAAAATTTTTTGTCTTTGGAGTGGACTCTTTAAAATCGTTAAAATGTTTATAAATTAGCTCTAACTTGTCTATTTTATTATCGGAAGAAAACATTCCAAGAATATTTCTTAAGAAATCACTTTGATTTTTATTGAATATTTTGGACTTTACAAGTGAGATGTTTATAAACTTTTTAAGAAAGTATATATCATCTATTCCAAATTTAGAAGTACTTATTTCTTGAGAACTAACAATTTTATCAATTATTTTTTTATTATTTAAGTAAATGTTAAACCTGTTGTTATTCAAAGATGTTCTTACTGGAACCTTATTCTTTTTTACATCTGATCTTGAATAGACAGATGGAATGTATAGAGAATATATACAATGTATTTCTGGAATAAAAATTTTAGTAGAATCATATAATTCAGAAAATACTGTATCTCCAAAAGATATTGAATCAATTGAATTAGCAACATTTTCTATATCAGAATTATAGTCTATATAATTTTCGTGAACCAAATTAGACAATAAGTATCCATCTGTATCGTATATTTTAAAAATTTCGGAAATATCAATTGGATCAATATTATCAAACAGTGATTCTATAAATTCAAATAAATTTGTATCTTCATCTTTGTAGAATGAATTAATAAAGAAATCTATACTCTCGGGGGAATCTGTTCTTTTAACAAAATTTAAAGTATTTAAGAGTAGTCTTATATCACTTTTACATTTACCTATTAAATAATCTAAGAGTGATTCCTTTATTTCAAAATTAATTATTTTTTTTATCCATATTTTTACAATACTTTTGGGTATCTCATTTATATAATGTATTTCACAATTTTTCTTCAGTTCACTTAATTTAGAACCCTTTGAATCAGAACTTATTATTAATATTGGTGGCAATTTTAGCTCAATGATTATTTTAATATCTATACCAAAAAGCGTTGATAATTCTTTTAATTCCTTCTTATTTAGTGAAGTATGGTTTTTAATACTCAATAAATTACAAATATCTGTAATACTAAGTGTATCTGTAGTTGAATTTTGATACTCGTCTATAAAAAGTAGTTTATTCTGATTTGTTGAATAATATGAATGTTGTGTAAAACTTATTATTTCACGTAATAGATCTTTTTTACACTTAGTTGAATCATTTATCTTTAAAGAAATTATATCAAGATCTATACATATGTTTTCTACTAATGTAGTTTTACCACACCCAATTGGACCTATTATTAATAATATTTTTGTTGTTTCTTTTAAAGAATCTGTATACCACTTTTTAATTACATATTCAGAATTGTTTAGCCCTATTAATTCAACTTTTGAATTCACAAGAATTGTTTGTTTAGAATTATCAAATGGACTTAATTCATCTAAGAATGGATTTAATTCCCGTGTTTCGTATTTTGATGTTTTACTTTTTAATATTATCTGATCTTTTTTATTATCTTTTGGTGTAAATTGTAATCTCACCATTAATGAATAATTCAATTTTAATTGTTTAAATTAATAAATTAATAAATTAAATTAAATTAACAAAGTTAAGTTAATTTATTAATGGAAAATATTACCCAATCTATTATTAATAAAGATTCCATATGGAATAAAATTAAAGTTTATATATACTTGCTAGTTTTTCTTATATCATTGTTGATAATTCTTTTAATAAGTATTCTTATACTGAATATAATTATTTATAGAAAGTTAATTAACTTGATTAATTAACTTTAGGTTTAGACTTACATAATACCATTGGTACTGCTACAAGTACGGCAAATACTACTATGTGTAATAAAAATCCTTTCTGGCTAAGTTTCATACCTGTTCCATATTCATCTTGATCCATTTTAAGTCCAAGTGATTTTAAAACATTATAAGTTATGTTGTACGTACCATCTAATGATACCAATATCATCGCTAATACTGTATAAAGTGTTGAAAGCATTATCATATTGTTCGTAAGCATTTTAAGTAATTTGGATATTAATACTCTTAACCAATATTTTAATTAATTTGAAAATCATTGCTTTTATAAAATTTTCTTCGTTTGTAATATTGTCCCTTAAAAATTGAAAATGAATCTACTATGTCAAATACTATAGGCTCATTTTTATTTTTTTGTCTAAGAATTCTTCCAACCGCTTGTTCCACGTCACTCTTGGGGCTCGCTAAAATAAGAGTATCCAATTCCGGTACATCAAACCCTTCTCCAGATGCTTGATATGTACCTATTATAATATTTTTTGTTACCGAATCATTCCTCGTTGTCTGTTTCATTCCTCCTAAATAAACTCCTGAATCCATACCCTTTGAATTCAATACTTTTGATAAGTATTCACAATGTTGTCTACGTTCTGTTAAAATAAGTATCTTTCTGTTTTGGGGAAGTAATTCAGAAATTAAATTAATAATTAACTCGTTGCGGTTTTCTTTTAATGTTAAATCCGTTATCATTACTGGATTATTCACTTTTCCTATTTTATTTAACTTTTCTTCATAACCCGATATATCATTTTGAATAAATCGAATACTTGGTTTACCTGTTTCTCGTTTGAAATGTACAATCTGTGGACCCAGAAACCAATAAATTACCTTTGAAAGCCCATCCTTACGTTCAGGTGTTGCCGAAAGTCCAAACATATACTTCGTTTGAACTTTAAAAAAGATACTTGAAAACGTTTTGGAACCAATATGGTGACATTCGTCAACTACTAACATTCCAAAACTTCTGAAACATTCCTTGGGATAGTCCCTCTTAATTATGGATTGAATCATTCCCACAACTATATCTTTGGATTCCCATTCACATTTGTCTTGTCTAATTACACCTATTTTAGCATCTGGTAAGTATTGTTTTATACGTTCAACCCACTGTTCCAACAAAAATTCAGCATGAAGTATTATCAACGTTTTTTTCTTCATAAGACTTATCAATTTTAGTGCGACCACTGTCTTGCCGAGACCAGTTGCTAGTGAAATTAATCCTGAACCAACAGAATCAAAAATTTTAAAGGTTTCATCGATGGTTTTTTGCTGCACTTCGCGCAACGTTCCAACGAAGTTTAAATCTATGGGTGTACCCGGTGGAATGGAATTATTTTTAGCGGGTCCATATTCAGTGAGTCCGTAGTACCGCGGAAGATATACTTTGGTTTTTGATAGTCTAAAAACGGGATATTCTTTGACATTTGATTGAAAATTAGGATTTTCTAAAGGTTTTACATACAAATCTTTTCTAATTTTTTCCATAATAATAGGAGATACTTGGTTTCTTGGTATGGAATACCCTAAAGAACATATTTCAGTTTCCATTTACTTTTATTATTTACTTACATATTCTTAAATAAATTTTACAATTTCTTTTGTTTTGTCATCATATATCCATATTTCATAAATATATCCATGTTTTATACATTCATTTGCTTTTAAGTTAATATTATCTTTCTTTTTTTTATATGTCCAAGTACTTTTTACTTCTATCATTTTATTAATTTTAGGAATATATATATCAACATAATAACGATGCTTTTTAAATCTCTCATCGTTATACCATATAGTAGGAACTTTTGATCTTTCAGTTACTATATCAGAAGAATTATAACCTTCATGTATAAGTTCGTCTAATGCCTTTGGTTCATAACCTTGAACTTTTATTGTAATTCCATTAGGAAATACATAATTTTTATATTTATAACTAGTTTTACTTACATTTTCAAAAATATCAGGATTTTGATTAGCATATTCAAATCCATATTTTTTCAAATTTGTTTCTTTAATTTTTTGTTTTATTTCTTCTGATTGAAATGCGTTAATAACTCCATATTTTTCCAAATTTGTTTTCTTTGACCTTTCACAAACATCTTTCGAATGCATAGGAATTTCAACACCAAATTTTTCTAAATTTGTTTTTTTCATTTTTTTAATTATATCATTTTTTCTATTTGGGTTGTTTAAATTAAGTATATTTTCTGTATTTTTTCTTTTAATTATTCTTTCAATTTTTCTATTTGGATTTTCTATATCACGTTTTAATTTTGTTTCTTTTTGTTTTTTTATTATATTTGATTGTCTATTTGGATTTTCTGTATTAAGTTTTAAAGATGTATTTTTTATTTTATTAATTCTTTGAATTCTTTTTTCCACATTTTTTTCATAATATTCTCTTCTTTTCTTAATTTTTTCTATTTCTGTACAATTCTTACAGAATGCATTTACTTCGTAAATTTGACGAAAACTTTTATTTCCATGATTACCACATTTACATATAAAATCTAATCGTATCTCTCTAGTTAATTTATCATAATTATTTACATCTATTACACAGTTATCTCTTGCAATAATAGTAAATAACAGATCTTTATTGTAAAATGTTTTGTACCGAGATACCATTAAATTATATTATTTAATTTATTATGTTTAATATTGGTCTCACAGTATATATAGATTAAACCACCCTGAAAAAAATAACATTAAAATCTTTAAATCAACTCTCAATAAAGATTCTGGTTTTGGACATTCTAAACACGGGATATTCCTTCGAATCGCCGAAATCGAAGTTGGGATTTTCCAGAGGTTTTACGTAAAGTTCCGTGCGGATATTTTCTATAAATTCTGGTGGAACCGATTCCCGTAGTATGGAATACCCCATCCCAGTGAGTTCTGTGTCCATATTACTAATAATTAATAACCATTATTACTTTAAATTAAAATATTTTGGAATATTAATTAAATGTCCAGAAGAAGTTCTATTAGAGAGGGAAAATCATTAGTTGAGAAAAGATTAGAAATACGCGATAAACAAAAAAAACCTGATATTGATTTGAAACAATTTATTGGAAAAAAAATAGACAAACAATTTAATGGTATATGGTATGTTGGTACTATAACAGGTATATCAAGGTATGGAGTTAGTCCTTGGTTACGTGTTAGTTATGAAGATAATGATTCTGAAGAATTAAATTTAAAAGAAGTTAGAAAAGGAATTGAAAATTATAAAATTAATTACCCAGAAGAAGAAATACAATCAGGTATTACTAAAAAAACACCTATAATTATAAATTCAAATATCGATAGGTTAACTAAGGAAATTGCTAACTTAAATAATCAATTAATTAAAATACGTAATTTAAATTCTAATCAAAGAAGTGTTAATGTAGCATTGTTAGGAATATTGAGAGATTTTTATATAAATATAGTACAAAAAAAATCTGGTAATATACAAGAATATATCAATAATTATAAAGATTTTACTAAACGTATTTCAACAAGAGAATGGGGTAATTATAGAGGACAGGCGGGGAAATATAATATAAATGCCTATTATTCTATTACACCATTTATTTGTAGTATTGTGACAGAAATAGACAATGAAATTGAAACGATTGAACAATCAGTTATTACACAACAAGCTACTGCAGAAATTAATATAAACACAGATCTATATAATGTTTTTTTAGAAAATACATTTTCTCCTGATAACCGTACTCCAGATAATATTTTAAAACATTATTTTGATATGGCACAAAGATATGAACCTGAACAAAAGGACAATAAAATAGTTAAAGAATTTTCGCAAATTTTATATATAAGAGACCAAATACGTTGGTATGTCCATTATAGACAAACTTTTATACTTGATAGTATACATGATTTTGGAGATAAATTTGATAATGGGTATTTTGAAATACTAATATTAGAATATAGAAAAGAAATTGACATTTTAATTGTTAATATAAATATTTTGATCAAAAATAAATTTAAATCAAAATGGGAATTTAATTTTGAAAATGTATTTATTAAAGATTTCGAATTAATTAATTATTATGGTCAAGGTAACGAAAGTACAGAGGATGAAGATGATGTTATAAATTTATTAACAGGTAAACAATCTAGTTTTATAAATGAGAAAACTAACAAATTATATTATACTAATACAGATGGACTGATTACGTATCTTAAAGGATCGACAAGTGTTAAGATAGGTACTAATTTGAAATTAACTAAATTAAATTTAATAACACACATGCAATATATTTTAAATGCATTAAATATAAAATTAAAAGGAACTTCTGATTATGATTATACTAAAATTTCTGGAATAGAAACAATAGTTGCATTTAATAGTGGATTAACACCTTATCAATTAAAGAATCCACAATTAAATTTTATTTATGGTTTAGATGCACTTGGTAAAAAATATAAGTATCCATATACTTTACAATTAACTGACAGATTAGATGATCTAGATATCCAAAGTAATCCAAGAGTTTTTGTGGTAAATTCAACAAATGTAAATAATTATGATAGTGGTGGTTCTTCAACTGAAACTATTCATTATAAAGAATTTTCTTTAAATAATAATATATCTTTTCAGGAATATTTTCATTTTAGAGATTTTGGTGACTCCGATACATTTTTTATACATGAATTAATGAGATATAAAATTGTAAAAACACCAGGTAATAAAAAATCTGAACTACAATTATTTAAATTCAATACATCTGAATATAATAATACTCCTTATACTAACCCTTCTGACCAATCTAGTATTACGGCAGTTACACAAAAATTAAGGAATATACCCGTAAATCAATTTTATAATTTAAACATACAATCTACTTTTATGTTTAAATTGCTAGGAGACGACAGTAAATCGTCTTTTTTATATGGTATATTCACTCGGCAATTAAACCTTGATTCACAAGAAATTACTAATTATACTGTAAATTATATATCAAATGATATAACTTCTTCTATAAAAGCATCTATAAAATTACCGGGTGGACTAACCATGAGTGCCACTTCAAATTCTAATTTTATAGAAGATGATAAAGAAGCGAATGTAGAATATATAGCACAAAGAGAATGGTTATCTGATTGGTTAAAAAGCAACAATGTTGTCGATTTCACAGAAAGGTCTAAATTAATAGCAGGTTATACTCCTGTAGGAGGTATATTACAATTTGGAAAAAGAATTCGTTCAAAGAATAATAAAATGCCCCCAAAAACAAATAAAAAGTTTATTCAATCGGCACTGAGCAAAATGCGCAAACGGGGAACACTGGGTTCGTTTAAGAAGTGGTGTATTAAGAATCGTTTGATAAGTAAATCAGGTACGGTCACAAAGAAATGTATCAACTTGGCAAAGAAATCCCCCAACTTGAAAATTCGTCGCAAAGCGATATTCGCACAGAACATCAAAGCGTACCAAGGTGCTAAAAAAGGTTCTAAATTTGGAAAAAAGACTACCAGGAAGGTTCTTAAAAATAAGATTCCCAAAAGTCTTAAAAAATTAGCAAAGAAGTATTCGGTCCGATTGACTACCAAACGTGGACACAAATCGGTACAACAAATTAAAAAACAAATCAAATTGCGAAAAATACGAAAGTAATTAATAATTCAACATTTCATTTAAATCTTGAATGGAGTACCTGACATCTTGAGTACCTAGGTCGATTTCCTGTGCAGAAAAGTTTACTTCAGTATTATCTTGACGTACAAATGAATAATTAAATTCATGGATGAGAACCAAACCTAGATTGGTTAGTAAACATTTCTTAATTAATTCTTCCGATGATTCCTGAATGATAACCAATTCTTCTCTAAGATCGATATTTTTTCTCTTTTTTGCAAATGGATTTTTTGTATGTTTATCTATATCATCATTGCACATTGATGGATAATGTCCATAACGACTTCTATACATACTGATAAATTGCGCACATTGTTTAGTAGGTTGATCGGTAGCAAATGATAGTATAGATTGTTTATCATTTATAATACTTGTATAATACTTCATGGGAGTCTTGGCAGTAAATTTGTATTTGTTTACCGATACTATCACATTGACATTTTCGGGTACTTTGGAACTAATAGTCATTACTAATTATTATTTATTATTTATTTATTTTTTTAAATATTATTAATTAATAGTATTAATAGTAGTACCCGCATTATTACGACGAAGGGTCCCGGAACAAGAATGATTTTTAGCAAAGTATTCAGAGAAAAACCAGGTGACGACACCGGTATGCAAACCCGCGTTTGGGGACCTGCTGGATGGTTATTTCTTCATTCCATCGCTCAGAATTATCCATGGAAACCAACTGAGGAACAAAAGGTTAATTATCTATTCTTTTTCAAATTGGTGGGCAATGTACTACCGTGTAGATATTGTAGAGAATCTTATCAAAGATTTATATGTGAGCCTGGTACAGAGTTAAATATCTCAGTTATGGAGTCGAGAGAAACTTTGGCAAAATGGCTTTACTTGGTTCATAATAAAGTAAATGAAAAGTTAGAGAAACAGGGTCCATCATTTGAGAAAGTATGGAAGAAGTATGAATCATATCGAAGTAAATGTATTAAAAGTCCTGAAGTAGTTAAAAAGGTTAAAACGGGTTGTTTGGACCCTCTAAAGGGTTTTCGTAAAAAGTGCGTTATTCAAGTAATTAATGTAGACAAGAATGGAAACCGTTTTAGTTCTTTTGGAAAAGGAAGTAAAAAAATTAAATTAATTAGTATTAAAAAATCCAAAAAGGCTGGAAAGAAATTTACAGCAACTTTTGAAACTGGGGGTGGTAAAAAACGTCAAATTCACTTTGGTGCCAGTGGAATGTCGGATTTTACAAAACATGGTGATAAACTCAGAAGAGGAAGGTATATAAAACGACACTTAAAAGATCTACGAACAGGTGATCCAACAAGAGCAGGTTATTTAAGTATGTATGTACTTTGGAATAAACCTACTTTAAAAGCCAGTATATCAGATTATAAAAGACGTTTAAATATTTATAATAAAACTGGTAAATTCCCAAAGAAAATAATATAATTATTAATTAATACAAAATTAACAAAGTTAATTTAATTTAATTGTTAATTTAATTTAATTATGGATTATGACGAAGTTCCACGACTGATTAGAAAGGGTGTTTTTCCAGTGGGAATTGATGATGGTATGGAGTGGGTTTTTGTAAATGAGTTAACAGAATTAAAAACTGGTGATTGGGTAACTATTAGCATAACACCAAATAACCAGTTAGGACAGAGTTATTATTTTATTGGTAAATATTCAGAAGTTGGTAATAATTTAGTTTTTGATGACTTAAGTACTTCAGAGAACATTAACGAACTTTATAATTATGGAGACAACATTATTATAAAAGTTTTAAGACCAGATATTGATTTGGGAGGTATAACAAACAAACTGCGTCGAAGACAATCTGGTGAAAGAGTATCTTTTGAAAGCAAACCTGATTTCTTTAGTAATAAAAAAAGAAGAATTCGTTTTGGAAGTTTTGGAAGTTTTGGAAGATTTCAAAATTTAAATAGATTAATTAATTATGTAAAAAATTGTTAAATTAGTATTCGTTCTCAATACCCATAGGGTCCCGGAAACCGAAAGAAAGTATTAGTCATTACATTCCTAAAGGAAGTATTCGTTCCCGACCGAAAGGAAGTATTAGTCATTACATTCCTAAAGGAAGTATTCGTATCTGAATTACTTAACTTTTTAGTCAGAACCAAAATCATCATAATCACCATCATCAACATCTGAACCAAAGTCTCCAAAATCAGTAACACTATTTTCATCTTGTTCGGATTCAGCTTGTTCAGACTTATTTTCGGATTCAACGGATTCTGGTTCAGAATCAACTGGTTCTGAATCGGAATCAGAATCATTATCAGAATCGACGGATTCTGCTTCGGAATCAGTTATTAATTCTTCATTAACTTTATTAGTTATTTCAACATTATTCATTTTATTAGTAATAATATTAGTAATGTTTTTAGTAATACTTTTATCGACAATGGGTATTGAAAATATCCGAGTACGATAGTCTTCAATAGACTCCTTGTGGGATTCTCTAAGTAAAAGTTCAGTTGTTGGAAGATAATAGGTAATTCTAGATTTTCTAAATAATTTATACTTGACAATTAAATTTATTTCTTGAATAATAGTTTCTCTTTTATTTAAGAAATAATAATTGAATAAGTCTCTGAGATTTTCTTCTAATTTTTTATTTACTGATTCTGAAGTAATTATTTCTTTAACAGTTTCTTGTTTTTTGAAAGAAGAATAATCTGGTTTTTCGTTAATACATATACACATAAATCCACAAGGTTGTTTTTTAGAAATGAACCACAATTTTTTTTTAGTTTTTGTTTCAAATTCAAGAGTTTCTTTTACATGACCACATTTCACAACAAAAATGTTAGTAGCAACATCATGAAATTTAAACAATGGTCCTCCACATTCACATTCATCTAACTCTATCCATTCTTGTTGTGTTATTTCAGTAGCTCCCTTGTAACGGTTGTTTAGCTTCTTAATAACACTTCCACTCACACTTATTTTTGAATTCATTAATTCTGTTAATTAATAATTAATTTAAATTATTAAGTAATTTATATTTTTGTAAAAAAAATATTAGAGACAATTATATCTTAACTTTCTTAATGGGGAGAAGTAAATGTGCTGCTTGCCCAGTTTGTCCAAAGCCTATTTATGATCAGAATACGTGTGGAAATCTTATAAAATCAGCAGTTGATGCTAAAAAATGCGCATCTATTCTTGGAATTCAATACAATGATTCTAACAAAAATGTAAATAATCTAATGATATCACTCCAAAATATAATAAATAAAATACAAGAAATAGTTTGTTCAAGCCAACTTAAATATAAATTAATAGATTCCATAAATAATATGAAATATGATCAAAGTGTTAGACCATCTGATGAAGTTCTAGGACAACTGAAACAAGAATTGAATAATTTAATTAATAAAGTTGATCCTTCATTAGGAATAACAAAAATTCAACTAATTGAATTAAGAGACGTAATGGCTATGCTTATCGGTACTATTGTAAGTGTTAGTTCTGTTGATGGTAAAATATCAATTAATAATGTTAAAAATTTATGGATTAGCATACTTGATTCAGTTTGTTTAGATTACAAAGCACCTGAGAGAATAACCTTAGAACAAGAACAAGCACAGATTAAGGAGAGAATAAAAGAAAATCTTTTTAAAGCGTCACAAGAGACTGATCCTATAAAGAAACAAGATTTGGCCAAAGAATGGTCTGAACTGGTCAAGAAGGATGTGGATATTATTAGAATGCTAGATGCTAAAAAAGTGATGATGAACTCTGGAAACGAACTTCAACAAGATATAACCTTAGAACAAGAACTAGCACAGATTGAGAAGGAAATAATAGTAGTTGGTGATAAAGCGTCACAAGAGACCGATCCTCTAAAGAAACAAGATTGGTTAAAAGGATTTCAGGAACTTAACAAGAAGAAATTTGATATTATTAATGCTAGAATTAAACTAAGTGCTAAAAAAGCAGAGTCGGAATATGATAAGGACACACTTCGACAATTTATAACCTTAGAACAAGAAGAAGTACAGAATAGGGAGAAAATAAGAGAACTTCTTTTTAAAGTGTCAGATGAGCCCGATCCTATAAAGAAACAAGATTTGATGAAAGGATTTCAGGAACTTAACAAGAAGACTACGGCTATTGTTAATGCTAAAATTAAACTAAATGCTAAAAAACCAGAGTCGGAATCTGGTAAAATATTCTCAATGTCTATGTTCGGAGTTGAAAAAGTTTCGGAAACTACGCCCGGAAGGAATTATGGATCAATAATGATGTGGTTATTTGTTCTTATAATAGTAGCAGTTGCCGCGTATTTCCTTTACAAAAACAAAAAGAAACTTAAAATGCCTTCACTTTCTCGTCAAATCTCAAACTTTGGTCGTCAAATAAAAGCAGTTAGAAGAATGTGAAGAATGTGAAGAATTAATTTGTTATTCTAAATTGATCAAAATCTACACAAATTTGTTTATTTTGTTTATTTTTATTTATTTCTTGTAATTTCAACGAGTAGAAATAAATAAGCATTAACATTGCGTCTGATATATCGTGTTTTCTATGATTATTTGTAAATTTTTTAAATTTACTTAGGTAGTATTCGGAAATTGTTTCAGATTCCTTTTTACGAATTAAATAATCCTTTGACATATTAAAGTATTTATGGATTTTATTCGGACTAATTAAATGAACCTTGTTTCTAAATTTAGAAAATAATAAGTCTTGTACGTTTGTTATACCAGTTGGGGGCTGTCTCTCTATTATTACATAATCAGCTTCTGAAAACATTTCTTGATTTTCCTGAATAAAATGATCAATGTAGTCTGGAATACAGTAGTCGTGATGTAGTTTACAATCACAGAAAGAAACCTTAGAGTGTTTTATATTCGTTATATCTACACGATCACAACTAATTATTTCAATGAAATCGTTATTGGTTTTTATAAATTCCAATTTGAGGGTATTTATTTCATTATTTAAGTCAAAAATGGAATATACATAACCTAAATTAGTAATACCAACATCTATGGATAAAACCTTTAAAAAATTCATCCATTCCTTAATTAATTAATTAATTAAATTATTCTTTAAATTTAATTATTCAATTAAATTAATACTACATTAATTATGGGATTAGCTAAAAAAACAAAGAATGTACCAACTAATAAAAAATTATACTTGCGAGTTAAAAATATGGTAAAACGAAGAGTTAAAGTATGGCCAAGTGCGTACGCTTCTGCTCAACTTGTAAAGGAATATCGCAAAAGAGGTGGAAAATACCGTAAAGTAAGTGTTAAAAGCAAAAGAATTGTTAAAAGGAGTTCAAGAATGGGTAACCAGGGATATAAACAAGAAACTAACAATAGTCTTTCTTTAACACCTATGATAAAACAGTGTTTAACTTTAATTTATGGAGATAAACCATTAAGTAGATTTGGTAAAAAAATAGTTAGGGGTGGAAGTTTATCAAGATGGTTCAGGGAAAAATGGGTAAATGTATGTAAGAAAAAAGGTAATAAATACGCAAAGTGTGGAAAAGTTGGAAAGAAGTATCCATATTGTAGGCCATCCATTAGAATAAGTTCAAAAACACCCAAAACATTGCGTGAATTGGGTAAAAGGAAACTTGCTAAAATGTGTAAACGTAAAAAAAATAGAAACAAAGTAAGAATTAATTAATTAATTTGATTATTTTAAAGAAATAATTAGTTATTAATTAATAGAAATAATGTTGTTAAAATCAGATTATTCAATTCTGAATGTTGGAATATTGAAAAAACTTTCAAAAAAGGTAAAATTAACAATTAATTTAACAAAAATTAACCTTTTTGAAAATTTTAATAAATATCTTGCCACAAAAGTAATACAAAAGTATTATCGACGTCATTTTTATAAAAACGCAGTGGATCATATAAGTCTTGAAAAAGTTTATTACCCGTGTTTTATATTTCGTACTAAATCTGGTAAGAACTATTTTTACTCATATGAATCAATTGTGAAGTATATAATGAAAACAGGTGATACTAGAGATCCAATGACACGAATTTCTTATTCAGACGAAATATTGATACGTCTCGATCAAGACGTTAAGAAATATTTACCAAATGTAAAATTTAAAAGTACACTAAAAATTAAAAAAAACCCAGACTACGCCAGAAGAATTCGTAACAGAGAAAATGAAATACTCTCTTATCAAACAAGAATTCTCGAAATAAAAGATTCCATACTCTTAGCAATTGAATCTGATATTTTTTCTTGGAATATAACAAATATTGTAATAGATAATACAGAATATATAAACAGCAACTCTTATATAAATTCGTTAATCTATGAACTAAAAATACTCATAAGAAACCTAAACATATATGATAATAACTCAGGAAACACTTTTAAAAAGGAACTAATCGAACACATTCAAAATATGGAAAATAACGAATCTAAAATTAAAATAATTACTATTATTAATTAATTTACAAAAAAAATTATACTTAAAGATTCAGAATAAATGTAATTAAGGAATATAAAGAAACTTTTTGGAATTATTAACAGAAGTATGGAGACAATGGATATGATGTGTAATAAGTGTAATAGTCCAAATTTTATTTGTAAATGCGATCTTGGGAATGTTGTTGAAAACAATTCTTGGGAAAATTTTGATAAAGTAATTGAAAATAATTGTACTGGTAAATCTGATTTGGTTCACAAAGTTAAGTATACATCTTTAAATATTTCAACTATGACAGTATGTTTTAATTTTAATAAATTTATTGATTTAAAGTTATTAAAAGGAAAATTTTCAAAAAATAATTCGGTTAGTATAAACTACAAACCTGGATCAAAAAAATCAAAAGTGCCTAAAAAGAAGGGAACTGATGTATTTTATAATAGTTTAGATATTAAATTGGGTATTGTTGATTACACCAGAAGTCCAATAGTTGTAAGTAATTTAAGTATATTTATATTTTCCAATGGAAAAGTGAAAACAGCTGGTGCTAAAACAATTAATACTATTAATATAATGATTAATGAATTAATAGAGTTAATTGAAGAAGATTTAAGTGTTGAAAATATTAAAATACAAATGATTTGTAGTGATTTTAAAATGAAACCAATTATAGAAAAACCTGATGGTTGGTGTTTAAAACAAGAATTACTAAAAAATATATTAGTTAAGGAACATTCCCTTAGTGCTACATTCAGTCCTCTGAGTAGATATCCTGGAATAAATTTAAAATATCCTTCAACTTCCGAAGAGAATAAACAAATATCTTTATTTATTTTCAGATCTGGTAGTATTATTATTACTGGAGCCAAGAACGCGAATGATCTCGCAAATTCTTACACCTTTATTACGAATGTTGTTTGTAAACATTCAAAAGAACTTTTTTATTATGATATTAATGAAGAAATTAAACAATCTAAAAAAACAAAAACTTAAAAATAATTTAATTTAATTGTTTTTTTTGAACTTGCTCATTTTTAACGGGTTCAATAAATTTATCAAACGAATACTGTCTAAAAAGATGTGCCCAAATTCTTTCAGCAAAATGTCCATTTTCAATGTTATCACCAACTGATAAAGACTTTAATAAATTTTCATAAATTTTTTTGTCAATATGTTTAATATTTTCTTTACATACAGCAAACATTCCTCTCATAGCAATATATTTTATGGGCCTATCATCAATAAGTGCCTTTTTCCATTCTTGAAAGTTCGAATATTCTGATTTTACAAACAGATTTCCATTATTTCTATTACAAATTCCTTCGGGAACATAATCATTTATGTTATAATTAAAGTTACTACCAACCTTCTTAAAACGAGGAGAGTAAAATCCCTTATAATTTGTTTTAACGTTCTTTACTCCTCTACGAACTATTGATGTAAAATAACCTCCCTTAGCTCGGCTCATCATAACCGTGCCAGGTAAAGATACTAGAATATCCGGCAATGAATCATAATGTTCTAAGATATGATGAACCAAAGTATGATCAATTCTTCCAATGTTTTTAGTTTTAATTATTATTACCTTTTTTTGTATTTCTGGACTCATTGAATAATCCTTAAATAACTGGTCATTCGGTCCTTTGTTATAAATATAAATATTTCTATAAACATTGGGAATGTATTGAATCCAGTCTATGTATTCCTTATAACGAGTAATTATATAATCTATTGATTCCATAATTAAGTTTAAATTATATAAAAAAATTAATAATTATTTCTATAAATACTTTTTTAAATTTATTAATAAATTAATTAATGAAAATTTTAGTTTATGGATCAAAAGGATGGATTGGTGGTCTTTTTATGGACTATGTAAAAAGTATTAAAGATTCAGAAAAAAGTATTACATTAGTAGAAGGAAAATGTCGTATTGATTCAGATGAATTAGCTAATGAAATAATATTTACTGAACCAACTCACGTGATTTCTTTTATAGGAAGAACACATGGGACACTTGATTCTGGTCATAAGATTAACAGTATAGATTATCTTGAATATCCTGGAAAACTAGTTGAAAATATTAGAGACAATCTCTATTCACCAATAATTCTCGCAGATTTATGTACTAAGTATGGAATTCATTATACTTATTTAGGAACTGGTTGTATATTTAATTCTCAACTAAGTACATTTGATGAGGAATCGTTACCAAATTATTTTGGTTCAAGTTATTCAATTGTAAAGGGATTTACAGATCGTATGATGCATTCTAGGGATGTTCTCAATCTAAGAATCCGTATGCCAATTAGTAGTATACCAAATAGTCGTAACTTTATCACAAAGATTCTAGGTTATTCCAAAATTTGTAGTATACCAAATAGTATGACAGTTCTTGATGATTTCTTTCCCATTTTCCTTGATTTAATGGAACGTAAGGCTACAGGTACTTATAATTGTACAAATCCTGGTAAAATATCACATAATGAAATACTAACAGAATACTGTGAATTAATAGATCCACATATTCATTGGGAAAATATGTCTCTTGAAGAACAATCAAAACTTCTTAAGAGTGATAGAAGTAATAATGAACTCGAAACAACTAAAATTAAATTAGAATATCCCGAGTTAAAAAATATTCACGATTCAATTACCGATGTTTTACTTAGAATGAAGAAGATTATGTTCGTAGATTATCACGGTTTGTAATAAAAAAATTAACACTTTGTGAGATCCCATCCTTTAAATCAGTAAATTCAAAATTAACTTTTTGAAGAAGTTTTTTTAACTTTGAATTATCTGCAGTTTTACGATATTGTCCATCTGAATAACTTTGATTAAATACAATTTCATTACCAAAATGAGAATTTATTAACTCTGCTACTTCCCGAATGGAATATTCCTCTACTGGAGAAAGTATAATATTTCCTACCCCGGTCCCAATTAATTCATTATTTTCTAAAATTAACATTATCAATTTGGCAAGATCCATAGAGTAAATAAATTGACGAAGTGGTCTTCCAGAACCTTTTACTTCAAATGGAATACCTTCTTTTTTTGCCAAATAACATTTATGGATAAGAGATGGTATAACATGTCCATCCTCAAGGCTAAAATTATCGTGTGGTCCATAAATATTTGTTGGAATTATACAAATATAATTAGTTCCATATGTTTCATTATATAATTTACAATGAAGTTCCATCATTCTCTTGGAATAAGCATAACCCTCATTTGAATGATGAGGTGGCCCATTATTTAACATTGTTTCATCAATTGGATATTCTGTTTTATCTGGAAAAACACACGTACTTAAACAAGCTATTAAATCTTTGACACCTACGGCATTTGCTGCCTTAATTACATGAGTATTTATTAAAATATTGTCTTCAAACATTTTAACTTTTTGTGAAATGTTTTTAAAAAGACCACCTACACAAGCAGCGAGATGAATAATGATATCTGGTTTAATGGTATTAAATAAAATAATTAATTCATTGTATTTTGTAAGATCGCATATTTTTGAATTTAAAAATAAGAAATTATAATTAACAAATTCCTTTTCTAAAGTCTTTATAGCATTTCCAACAAGACCACTTCCACCGGTAACTAAAATAGTTTTCATTAATTAATTTCGTTACTACTTATTAATTTATTAATTTATTAATTAATAATAAATAACGAAATGAAAATAGCATTAATAACCGGTATTTGTGGACAAGATGGAAGTTATCTAGCTGAATTACTTTTAGAAAAAGGTTATACTGTTTATGGACTTATACGAAGATCAAGTAGCATTAATACAAAACGAATTGATCATATATATTCTCTACTTGAATTAAGATATGGAGATCTTTCTGATTCAAGTAGTATAACAAGAATTTTAAATGAAATTAAATCAAAAAATCCAGAAATAATTGAAATTTATAACCTTGGAGCAATGAGTCACGTAAAGGTTTCATTTGATGTTCCAGAATATACAGGTGATATCGATGGTTTGGGTGTTCTTAGACTTCTTGATCTCATTCTTTCCCTGGGGTTGCGCGATATTGTAAGATTCTATCAGGCATCAAGCTCCGAACTTTATGGAAAAGTTCAAGAAATTCCACAAACTGAAAGAACTCCGTTTTATCCACGAAGTCCTTACGGAGTTGCTAAACTTTATGGATTTTGGATAACTAAAAATTATCGTGAAAGTTATAATATATTTGCTTGTAATGGTATTCTTTTTAATCACGAAAGTCCTCGTAGAGGAGAAACATTTGTAACAAAGAAAATTACAACAGCCTTAAATAATATTATAAATGAAAAACAAGACTTTATTATTCTTGGAAACCTCGATGCCAAGCGTGATTGGGGTCATGCGAAAGATTATGTATACGGAATGTGGCTAATGCTTCAACAAGATAATCCAGATGACTATGTGATTTCAATGAATGAAACGCATAGTGTTCGAGAATTTGTAGAAAAGGCATTTTCTGTAAAAGGAATTAATATCAAATGGTTTGGAGAGGGTATTAATGAACTTGGATATTGTTCTAAATCTGGAAGAGTTTTAATAAAAGTAAGTCAAAAATATTTTCGCCCAGCAGAAGTAGATATACTTATTGGGGATTCAACCAAAGCCCGTACTTTATTGGGCTGGGAACCTAAAATTACTTTTGATAAACTTGTTGAAGAAATGGTACTTAATTAAATAGTTCATTCAATTTTTTGTTAAAGTTTTGTTACAAGTTGGTAACTCACCTTCATTATCATCATCATTAAGTGTTCCAAGAACTGATCTATTTTGATCAAAAAATGTTGTAGATGGAACACATACTTTATAATTATTTTCTTTGATAAAATTTACTATATTGTTATCTAAATTATCATTCATTGGATACATACTTTTTATTAAAGAAGGTAAATATTTAACCTTATAACATATGGAGTGACAACAGAAAAGTTGTTTGTCTGGAACATTTATTAACTTATCAATTGTAAATTCTTGTTTACAATCCATCCAACAATATCCCATATAAAAGAAAACATAATCGGATTTTTTAAATTCTGAAATTGAGTCTATTAATGTATGTGTATCAACCTTTACAACAACATCGTCCTCAAAAATAATAATTGTATTATAACCTTTTTTAATTGAGTCAAGATAACACATTGTAAATGAAAGTTGTAATGGTAATCTTGTATTCTTATTGTATAATTTTGATTTTTTATCATTTGTACTACTGAGTATATTGTATTGTTTCTGTGTTATATCAACTGGTGTTATAGCATTGAAAAATGTATAATTTAGTTTCAATTTGTCAAAAACTGAAATCATATATTTCTTTCTTTTAGGCATCACTATACAATAAATACAATCAACTACTCCCAAATTTTCAAAATTATTATTTTTTTCAAATTTATAACTAAATTTATCATATAATCCATAAAGAGTTTCGTCAATCGAACTTGGGGAATCATTAAAACTTGATTTTCCATTAATTCTGTTAATAATGGTATAAACAAAAACTGAAATAACAACTAATATAATAACTGATTTTAAAAATGTATTTAATTCATCCATTTATTAATTTAATTACTATTGTTTAACAAAGTTAAACGGGGAATTAATAATTACTATTATTAATTAATATTATTTTTTATTTCTTTTATCATATTTCCATATCCTCCACCTGTTGTTATAAAATGTTTTACATAATAAACTAATATAATATCATCATCTGGTGATTGTCCCAAACGATATTCTACTTTTATTCCAGGTATTTCTCTTTTAAGAAAGTTTTTACGATCTTCAATATATTTAACTGATTCAGATAAACATTTATTCATATGAGAACCTGATATTATAACAACTCTTTTAATATTATTTAAAAGAATATATTTCTTCACATTGTCCCACCATTTTTCATCACCAACTTTAGAATAATAAAGAGGACCATTTACTTCATTTAACCAATCAGTACTGTTACATAAAACATCACCAACCCGTATGTGTAAGAATAATGTTTCCGGGTATGTATTTTTATCGAGAGTTCTGGATTCTATTATTTCTTGTAGTAACTTATAATTAGTATTTTCTCTATTCTTATTTATATATTCGTTTGCTATTGTACCTGGATACTTAGTCTTATGATAAAGAACGTTTTCTTCAAAACTTGGATCGTAAAAATTGCTATCAAGTTCTCTGTAAAAAACATCACCTAATCTATAATTAGCCCAATTCTTACCATTATATAAACTATTTGCCAAAGTTTCTTTATGAAATGTTTTGTAAAGAAATAACACCAATACCAATACTAATACTAATACTAATACTACCAGTGTTTGTTTCATTAATTACTTTAAATTGAATTTCTGAAAGAAAATTCTCGTTAGTACTTAGTACTTAGTAATATTATTTTTTGATACTATTTCATTTAATAAATCTTTCTCGATATTTATATTATGGCCATCCCATAAAGTATTTCCATACCAATTTACCTGTTCGTTGTGATTATCTACCATATCGAATCCAGTAAGTATTATTTTATTAGGATTAATATAATTGATTAAAAATAATAAAACTGATAAACCAGAAGTTAAGTTCTGAGGATAATTCATAAAAAAACTTTCTTGGTCAATTAATAAATCATCAACTAAATAAACCTTACATTTTTTATTCCATTTACGGATTTTACTTTTATCATAATTATTATATACATCGCTGCTTATAAATAACACATCGATTTTAGAATCTTTCGGTAAGTGTTCAAGTACTGAATTAAATCTTATTATAAAAGCATCATCTGTATTTTTAATTTTTTTGAATGATTCTGTAAATTTAGGGGAATTTCCACATACTATGATATTATCATATTTATTGAGTTCTTTTAAAAGAGAATCTTTATCAAATTTTTGTTTCAATTGATTATTAAAATAAAAATAAATAATTAATACTACAATAATTACTAAAATGATTACTAACAATTTCATTTAATTAAATTAAATTAACAAAGTTAATTTTGTAGTAATTAATAATTAATCAATTTTTTTATTCCCTCTTCAAATGAAATTTTAATTTCCCATCCAAGTGATTTTAATTTTTCATTGCTTATGAAATAGCGTGAATCGTTAAATGGCCTATCCTCAATAAACCTAACATAAGATTGCCAATCAGATGTACCATTAATAAATTTTACAAGTATTTCAGCAACTTCGAGAATGGTGTATTCAGATTCTCCAGGGTTTGTCCCTATATTGTAAATTTCGTTAATCTCCCCTTTATGGAGAATAATATCAAATGCCGAACAAGTATCTTCAACATGGAGAAAAGATCTTCTTGCCGATCCATTACCCTGAATGGTAACTTGTTCATTATTTTTAAGTTGTTGAATAAATCTTGGAATTACTTTTTCAGGATACTGATTGGGACCATATACATTATTTCCACGCGTTATTACTATGGGAAGTTTATAACTCTTTATATAACTCATAGCTATAAGTTCAGCACCTGCTTTTGTAGCGGCATATGGATTTGTTGGATAAAGTACACTTCCCTCGTGTTTCATTTCCTCATCAAGTGATTCTCCGTATACTTCATCAGTTGATACGTGGATAATTTTCTCAAGTTTTCCATAATTCTTACAACACTCAAGAAGTGTATGTGTTCCTTCAATGTTATCAAGAGTATATTGCATGGAATCATCAAATGAATTTTGAACGTGAGACTGTGCCGCAAAATGTACAATGTGGGTTATGGAATATTCTTTAAGAATATAATTTACTAAATCACTTGATCTTAAATTACCCTTTATCAGTTTATAATTGTTTTTTAATATTACGTTATTTTCGTTAGCACAATAATACATAGCATCTATGTTAATTATTAGATATTCCGGGTACTTCTTTCCTACGTAATTTATAAAATTACTTCCTATAAAACCACAACCACCCGTAACAAGTAAATTCATTTAATTAATTTTAAGGTTAAAAGATTTAATTAGTACTTTTAATAATTATTTAACTAAAAGTGATTTAAACGAAAATTAAATTAATACATTAAATTAAGAAAAGGTAATTAATGAATGATGAATTTAATTCCAAACAAGTGTTAAATGGTATTATTTCGGAATTAATTTCAGCAACACTAACATATCCCCTGAATACTTTGAAAATAAATACTCAAGTTGGAAGAAATGTAATTATTGGTAAAAATTTAATAAGTGGGATAAAGTGGTGTTTATTGACAGAAGCAATAAATGCTGTGTTTTTTTATTCCATATTTAGCGGAATTACTAAATTACAATCAATAAATCCATTAATAAGAAGTTCAGTGGGAAGTACAATTGCTATTTTAAATTCATATCCATATAATGTTCGAAGAAAATTAGAACAAGTTGGTAAAAAAATTACGGTTACCAATAATTATAAAGGACTACCTATCGCACTTGTAAATGGTGTACCAGGTGTAGCTATAAACTTTACAGTTCGTGAACATCTTAAGGAAAAATTACCAAATGATTTAAAACCATTAAGTGGTATTCTAAGTACAATGATATCTATAATAGCCACACATCCACTTGATACATTAAGTACATGTGTCGCGACTAGAACCCCAATTAGACTTATTGATTGTATGAAATATTCAGGATTTAAGGAACGATTTATTGAAAAAAATATAACAATTGGCACAAAGATGGTTATTCTTGAATTACTAAGTAATCAGTATTAATTAATTTAATTTTACAAAATTAATCAGTATTAATTAATAATCTAATTAAATCATTAATTTCAACAAGTACATAAACATCTGAATAATCTGAATTATCTGAATTTTCAGGTTCTTTCGTTTTATTAAAAATACAAGGTTCATTAAACCTATTACACGTATCTGTATAATTACAATAAAAGTATCCAGCACCTGGCATACACCCGTGAGTATCTAAACCACCAACTAATTCATTTTCTGGTTCAATATTATTTATTGGAACGTTAAGGAGTCTAATGCCCGATACTGAATTACAAATATTAATTAAAGCAAATATCGCAAAGAGTATGTTCTTCATTTTAATTAATTAATTTAATTATTTTTAAATTAATTTAATTTCCAAAAATCACTTTGTCAATAGTAGTTTTAACACAAAATAATTTATGGAGTAGAATACCGATAATAAACCAAGTAACTGTGATTACTGATAACGAATAATAAGTTCCTTTAGTTCCATAAATTATAAAATTGGTTACAATAGCAAGAATAATAGTACTTACAAAATCTACTACCGCAATATTAAATAGTCTTATGGAGTGAACTCCCTTGCCTGGTTCTCCAAATATTCCTGAATATTTACAAAACATTGTGTTAAATATTCAAATTATTATTATTAACTAATTAATAAAGTTAATTTTGTAAATTAAATTAATCAAGTTAATTTTGTAAATTAAATTAATAAAGTTAATTTTGTGGTAATTAATGAAATTATATGATTTTGTTGCTATTATTTTAATTCCTGTAATTTTGTTTCATTTTGCTATAGACTATTTAAGTGATGAAAATATAACAAAAGATGAAACAAAGATAGGATTTTTACAACTATTACATTATATATTTATTTCAATTGTATTTTATACTCCATTTCTTTCTTTTTTACTTGTTAAAAACCTAAAGTACACAATATTAAGTATAATAATTCTTATGGTAATTCAAATTGGATTTTTAATAAATAGAGATCGTTGTTGGTATACCCGTATAGTCAATAAAATGACAAATACAAGTATACATAGAAAATGGATTTCTGATATACCTTCTTTTATTAAGTATTATATACGTGGTTCTGAATGGGCTAATGGAGATATTCATCCAGAATTTAAATATACATATGAAATGCCAATAATTAATATGTGTTATATTCTTATTTTAATCAAATTTTTGTATTAAACAAGAAATTCTTTTTGGAATTTCAATTTAAACAAGAAATTCTTTTTGGAATTTCAATTTAAACAAGAAATTCTTTTTGGAATTTCAATTTAAATAAGAAATTCTTTCAGAATAAATATCCAATACTTCTAAAATTGAAGGATGTCTCTGGATGTCATCATTAAGTAAGTTCACTATCTTAGTATATTTTCTTTCATTGTTTTTTGAATATTCTATTAAACGAGTAATAAAATCATTAAGCCCGTCATTGGAACTATTGTCTGATTGAAGTAAATCCCCATTTACAACTATTTTCGAAGATTCTCCAATCCTCGTAAGAAGGGTTTTGAATTGCATCCTTGAAGAATTCTGCATCTCGTCTGCGATGATATATGTATTTTTAAATGTTCTACCTCTGATATAAGCAAATGGACATATTTCAATAACTTTGTGCTTAATTAAGTAATCTAATTGTTTTATTCCGATAATGTCTTCTATGTTATCATAAATTGGTCTAATCCATGGATCCATTTTTTTGTTAAGTGTTCCTGGTAAATACCCGTGTTGTTCGTTATCTATACTTACAGCAGGACGAGTGATTAATAGTTTTTCATAAGACCCGTTATTCAATTGATTAATACCTTCTTTACAAGCCATATATGTTTTTCCACTACCAGTAGGACCCGTACAAATTACTATCGGGATCATCGGGTCACTTAAATATCTTTTATATTGTAATTTCTCTTCCGAACATTTAGTATCATTAAAATCTGTGTTACATTTATTACTATAATTATAAATTGGAAAGTTACCAGAAGAACGAGTAATGGTCCTATTCCGGTAATACTTACCGAGTCTTCCAACATTGATTCTTTTTCCATAATTAATAATTAACATAATTAATAATTAAAAGTATCAATTCTTTAATTCAAATTAATTAAAGAATTAATTATTTGATTGATAAAATGAGTTGTTTATCAAAACCAAAACCAATAAATGATTCCCCTCTCGGAATTGATATTAAAACTGCTCCAGTAATAGCCGAAATTGAAGGAATTAAACATTATGGAGTTTCCGAAGATATTATTCTCCATATTTTAAGAACTCATGTAGAACCTTCTTATGTAAAAGATGTAAAGGATAGTTTAAATCTTAGAAAATATTTTAGAAGATTTGGACTAGCATTTGAAATTTTATCAAAAATATTCGTAGGATTTACAAGTATTCTTTCTTTCTCATCGGGTATTTATGATGACCGAATTCTTTCATTTGTAGCTGGAACTACTTCTGTAATTTCACTTGTATTTTTACAATTCTCTTCCCATTCTTACAAAGAAAGTAAAAAAAGTACTGAAGATCTTAACAGAATACTTCAAAAATTAAATATAGAAGGTGTTATAGATATTTCTAAAAACCCCGAAGAAACCAATAATACCAATAATAATACCAATAATACCAATAATAATAATAATCAAACACCAATTGTTCCTGTACGTAGACTTAGTCGCCAATTTTCACCACAAGAATTACAAATTGATACAAGTCCATTAAGTTAATAAGATTAACTCATAATTTCCAGAGTACTGTTATTCATTTCAATAAATGAACTATTTACTAAATTAAAAATTTTAAATTCATTGTTTATGTATCTAATATTTAAATCTCCATTTGAATTCTTATTAGGTTGTCCAAAATTAACAATTACTCCATATTTTATGGAATAATGTTTCATATAATTTTTAATCTGAATATTTGCTGTATCATTATTAAAATTTGAAACTGCCTTTAATTCAATAATTATCAATGGGTTCACTACACCATTTATATTATTTCCAATTATTAAATCAGCCCTTCCGTGACCTATATTAAAACCCTTGTAAAATATCGGCGTTACCACTTCAGATTGATAACTAATGTTTTTCATCCTTAGGGCTATTTCAAAAGCTTTATGATAAATAACCTCATTATATCCTGGACCTATGGAAGTAAATATATCATTTGAAATAGCTATTATTTCACCCAATAAATCAACTATAACTTGTTCCATTTAATTAATTAATTAATTAATAAATTCTTTAAATAAATAATATTCATTAATTAATAATGAAAGTTGTTGCTAAAGTCCCGCTTGTTATTAATTGCTCATCAACTAAAAAAACAAATCAGTGTAATATTTGTAATTCAAGTAAACCCAATGAAGCATTTAGAACTAAAATCTTGGAAACTCGCAAGGGTGAATTAAATAGTATTTTTAAAACTATGGACGAAATCAGTAAAAAGGAAATGGCCAGAATTAAAGTACTATTTGATGACCATATGGATTACTTTAAAGAAAAAAAAACACCAATTATAGTCGAAGGTGAATTAGAAGATGACCTGGATAATGAAATTAACGAGCGTTATTTCGAAGAAAAATAAAAAAAAATGAAAAAACAAAAAATACAAAATTATAATTGATTATATTGTCAGAATCAATTAAAGCATTAATAATCGATAAATATAAAAATAAATAAGAATTGTTCTTTGTAATCTCTTCATACTTGTTTAATTTGATATTTATTTCAGATTTCTGTTGTTCAATAGCATTGTTTATATTATTTATTTTTGACGGTATTTCAAATGTATTTAAGGCCATTTTTTGTAAATCTATATTTACTTCTGATTCAACGTACGGTTTTACATATTCTACAAAATTAAACTCTGAATCTAATTGTGAGCATATTCCTTCTAATAATGTTAACGACTTTCCAAGAAATATAAAGGAATCTGAAATAATAAATGGTTTTTCCTGTGATAACTTATTTAATATGAATTCCTTTATATATGGATCTGTAAATGAATCAACCTTTTGTATATAATTCATAAATTGATCAAAAAATATAATAATATCATTTTTATTACCTGTAAGCTTTATTATTCCAATTTCAACAAATAAATCAACAAGAGAACTTGTATCTCCTTGAATCAGTAAATTTATAATATCTCCTGAAGCATTCTTTAATTTTTCAGGTAATCTTATAATAAGTCCGTAATCATATAATATTAACTTTCCTGTCTTGTTTACTGAAATGTTTCCTGGATGTGGATCCGCATGGAAAATTCCATATTCCATAATCTGTATAATAAATATCTTTATAAGATTGTTACTTAATTTGGTTAATTCTATACCATTCCTTCTCAATTGATTAATATTTGTTATTTTTATTCCATTCACCCATTCCATTATTAATAACTTCCCAGTACTTTTTGTTAAGTATACCCTAGGTACTATCACTAATTCTGAATTTTCAAATATTTTTCTAAAAAGTACCGCATTCCTAGCCTCAAGGGAATAGTCCAATTCATTTAACAATTTTTCACGCGCCTCAAAAAACACTAATTTTGAGGATGGACCTGTTGATAAGCCTACTCTTTCAAAAAAATCCAATATTTCTATTATAGTTGTTATATCGTCTTCTATTATTTCTTTTAATCTCGGTCTTTGTATTTTAACTGCTACTTTTTTTCCTGATTTTAAAACACCAACGTGTACTTGTCCCAACGAAGCACATTTCCACGGTTTGTAATCAAATGACTCGAAAAAGTTTTCAACCGAATCATCCAATTCAGATATTAAAATACTCTTAACATCGATCGGATCTATTTCAACTACATCATCTTGTAAATATTCTAATTCTTTTATAAATTCTATGGGAAACAAGTCACTCCTGGTAGATAGGGTCTGTCCCAATTTTATAAATGTTGGACCCAACTCAGATAAACTTTCTCGTGTCCATATTCCCAAACTTTTTATCTCTTTTGTATACTTTATTTTATTCTTCCTATAAAATGTATCTATAAAACCCTTTCTTATCAAAAATTTACTTGAGAAATCCCAAGTTTTTAGTTTTCTGTTCATTAATAAATTATTCTTCATTACCATTATTAATATTTCATTTTATTTTTTAAATTTAATTAATGTATTGATAGCATAATAGTTAAATTTATGAGCCAACATGTCATACCAAGATACAAAATAACCTGCTCAAATTCTTCCAGTACATTTTCTTCATTTCTCTTTTCAAATGTAACCAGTGTAACCGAACTCATCACCATCGTAATTGCGAGTAATAGCATAATATTTTGTACTGGATCCATTGTAAGTTGTGTATACATATTACTTTCTGTAATGGTATAATTTACTTTTCCCATAACAAGACCCAATGTAGCACACCTACCATTCACAAGTTCAGCAAATTTGAAATAATCTTGATCGGCAATTGGAAATGAATAATTATTTTGTTGTTGATTTGCCTTGGGAGGCTGTTTGGGAATCCTTTGTGGTTCTTCATATGTTAATGGTTTTATTCCCAAGACCAAATCCAAGTTTTTAATTGTTTTATTTAAATTTGAAGTATTCATTTTTAATCAATTATTCTCATTTATTTTTAAGTTAATTAAAAATATTCCCAGCCAATAATTCCCAGCCAATATAATCTTTGCAACCGGTGAGATTTGAACTCACGAGTGTAATAACACACCAGGACTTAAATACTTACGTTCTACATATTGGGCATTTTCGTAAATTTTCTTCTTCGTTGTATTTTCTTTCATATTCATCTTCCCAAATATTATGTTGTTCGTTATATTTTTCAATTAATGGATAATCTTTTTCCCATTTTATATTATTTTGGTCTTCATAATATTCATTTTCAATTTCTTCGCAATAAGGAAAAGATGGTTCATTTTCACGTATTTCTCCGTAAAACATCCTTTTAAAATCATCAAGACATATATAATGACTACAATTAGGAAATTTTATACTTCTTTTAAGTTCTAAACAAATAGGACATTCTATTTCATTATTAAATTCTAATATACCAGTTCCACATTGACCATTTTTCCAATCACTATATAACATATCACAATTCATACACAATTCACCACTTCTACATCCTAAATTTTCTAATGGCATCGATGTTTCACATAATTCGAAATTACGACATTTTATGTCAAGTCCTTCTTGATTATCACAACCTGGTGTGGCACGTGTTTCCATTTCTAATTAGAATAACTTATACTACTTTAAATTAATTAAATAAATATTTTCTTAAACATTAAACCATGCTTCCCGACACTGTTAACCTTTAGATTATATTTTATACCACTCAAAGATACGTTAGTTTTTCTAGATGCTTCTGCCATACTTTCATATTCATTTAATAAATTATTATTTTTATCATATGTAGCAATTTTAAATTTTATCCGTTTATTTATATTTTTACTATTTTCAATTTTTTTGTTTTTTATTTTAATCAAATAATTATTCCATTTTTCAGATTTTTTCATTCTATCGCTTATGTCTATATTTTTCATAGAATTTATTGTTCTCTGAGCACATTCTAATCTTAATTCAGCATTATTATATTTCTCTTTAAGACATTGTCTTATTTTATCTTTAGTCTCTTGTGTATGTTTTTTACCTTTAAATCCACCACCTTCTCCTCCTTCTAAAATGTTATAACCATTAGGAACAATTGAATTATATTTTTCTATATATTCTTTCTCATATTCAAATCTATCTTCTTCAAAACATATAATTATTACAGAGATTTCAAAAGCATCAATTCCATATTTTTTAATAGCATCCTTTAACGCAGGACAGCCTGAATTTCTGTTAATAGAATTTAGATGAGCTCTCCAACGAGTACCTATATCTTTTATAGTTTCACCTATATAACATTTACCTGAAATTTTATTACATATTTTATAAATTATTGCCATTTCTAATGAAAATAACTTATACTACTTTAAATTAATTTAAAATATTACTCACTAATATAATCTTTGTAGACGACGGGGTTCGAACCCGCGCACACTTACGTGTATCAGATCTTAAGTCTGACGTCTTAAACCACTCGACCACGTCTACAAACATTATATTCTATTATTATTTTTGTTGATTATTTTTGTTGATTATTTTTGTTGATTATTTTTTAATAATAGCGGATGTTTTGTCATTTCCCATATTTACAAAATGATAATTAATATTTCTACTTAAAAAAAAATCATCTGTTGCTCTTCTTTGTCCATCCCAGTGATAATAGTCGTCAAATATTATAATGCCTCCAGTTACAACATTGTCATACATTTGCTCTAGTTCATATTTACTTGATTCGTACCAATCAGTATCCAATCGTAATATTGCTATTTTTTCAGGAATTTTTGTTTTATCTTTTAATGTTTCCATAACATCACCAACTACATAATGTAATTTATCTTTATTGTAACCAGTTGATTCTAATCTATGCTTAACTTTGTCTAAAGGCGTATAACACCACCCATTTACTTTTTTATTAATAATTTGACTTTTCCACGTATTATAAACTTCATCTTTATTCATTTGATATAATTTAGCATCATTACAAGTATAATCATATTCGGTTGGTTCTACTAATCCACAAAATGTGTCATATAAATATATATCACGAACAGAATTATTTTTCATTAACTCATTTATACAGATATGTTGAAAATCACCACTATCAACACCACATTCAATAATACATCCTTCAATGTTATTTTGTAATATGTAATTAACTGCGTCAGCTTTGTCCATTATAATATTTTACAGATAAACTTTTACAAATAAACAAACGTAAATAATATACCAAACGTTTGAAATAAGAAAATGTGTAATATACTGTTCGCTTCCTACTGGGATCGAACCAGTGACCTTGCAGTATTCTTAGTCTATATAAGACTTTAACAGCTGCACGCTCTAACCAACTGAGCTAAGAAAGCGAACAGTATATTGTGTAATACTGAATTAAAAAATTATAAAAAAAGGGAAGATTCACCCTAACTGGAATCGAACCAGTGACAGGTCGATTTCGATGTACTTGTTATAGTACTCGGTAGTAAGAAGTACTTAATTACTACAGTCGACTGCTCTACCAACTGAGCTATAGGGTGTTATTTCTTATTAACTAATTAATATTAATCTTTAAGTAAGTTTATATTGTTGATAAGTATTTAATATATTTATCGACCCAAGAAAGGTTCTTTAAATTCTTCTTCTTCCTTTTTCCGAATGAATTTTCAGAATTTTTAGTGAATGTTCCAAGTTCTCGGCTGATAAATTCAGGAACTTTTTTAAGTTTTTCTTTTGACACCTCACTTTTAAGTTGTTCAAGTGCTTTGTCGTGAGCTTCGTTGATACTTGCTATTTTATCTTCCAATTTCTTTTTATTTTCTAATTCTGTAAATAATCTCTGATCTAACTTGTCCATAGCACTTTTTCTAATTTTTAGTTCTTGAGTTAAGGAACTGTTTGATTTCGCAATTTTTTCTTCACAGCTATTCACGTAATTTGATAATGAATTCTTCTTTTCATCTAATTCTTTTAAAAGTTCTTCATTTTTTGTTTCATAAGCCATTATCTTATCTGCCGTGCTACTTAAACGAGCTTCACATTGATCCAATTTCTTGTTAGTTTCTTCAAGAAGTTTGTTCTTTTCAATCGCAAGTCTTGATTTCTCAAGCATAAATTCCTCAACAAGTTGTTTGTTTTTTAAAGAATATTCTGAAATGGTATCTTTAACTTGGGTATCACAATTTTTCTGCTGATTAAATAGTTTTTCAGATACAGTACTGAGTCTTGATCTTAAGGAGTCCATTGATTCCTTTGTACTCGATAAGTCACTTGATAAATTTTTATTTTTTGTTTCTAATTGCGCTACATCATCATTTAAAACAAGGTTTGTTGAATGAAGTTCGTCTCTATCATAAGATAATTGATCGTATTTTCCTTTTAATTCATCTAATTGACCAGTTAAACCCTGAGTTTTTGATTGGCATTTGTCCAATTCAGATGATAATCCCTGAGTTTTTGAACGGTATTGATCCAATTCACCAGATAAACCCTGTGTTTTTGAACGATATTGATCCAATTCAGATGAGAGCCCTTGTGTTCTTGAACGGTAATTGTCCAATTCAGATGATAATCCTTGTGTTCTTGAACGGTAATCGTCCAATTCAGATGATAATCCCTGATTTTTTGAACGGTATTGGTCTAATTCAGATGAGAGTCCTTGACTTTTTGAACGGTATTCTTCCAATTCAGATGATAATCCTTGATTTTTTGAACGGTATTGGTCCAATTCAGATGAGAGTCCTTGACTTTTTGAACGGTATTCTTCTAATTCACCAGATAAACCTTGTGTTCTTGAACGGTATTGGTCCAATTCAGATGATAACCCTTGGTTTCTTGAACTTAATTCTGATACTTCACTTGTTAAATTCTCGTTTTTTGTTTTGAAATCAGTTAATTCATTTATTAAATTAATTTTTTCCTCACTTAATTGTTTTAATTTTTGAGCTTCATCATTTAAATTATCTGTAACTGTTTTAATTTCTTTTAATAACTGAGTTTTTTCGGATTTTTTCGAATCACTACAATTTTTTAACTCATTTACAAGAGAATCTCTTTCAGCTAATAAAGAATTAATCTTTTCATTTCCTTGAACTAAGTTTTCATTTATTGTTTTTATATGTTTTACCATCTTATTATTACATTTTGATACAAGTGACCTATAACTTTTAAAAGATTTACCGTGTGTAAGTGATACACCCATTCGTTTACATTTTGATAATACTCTCTTCAAGTTTTTCAATTTATCCGTATGAGTTCTACCACCTACCCCTTTTAGTGTTTTTACAAACTGTGGGTACTTTCCATTCGGCTTGGAATAATACTTTTTAATAATTGAATCCATAAGCTATTAATAATATTAATAATAATTAATATTATTAATTATTAATTAATTATTAATTAATTCATTGAAATAATTAATGATATTTCTTTTTATTTGAGAATAACTTATATTTTTATGGAAGTATTCCAATGGAGTTACAAATCTACATAAATGTCCATGTTTTATATATTTTGAATTTTTATAAATTCCGCGATACTTCAACGAATATTTTTTAAAAAACTTATTAAGTCCCTTTTTAACATTTTTTTCCTTAATTGTCGAATGTTTTGAATAACTTGGATCAACTCTGTATACATTCTTTCCTTTTATTACTAATAAATTTATATGAGCCTTATTTATAACTTTGTTACGAATATGTAATGGAATAATCTTGATTCCTTTTTTTAATTTAAATGAATTATTTACTTTGAAACTACTTAACGTATTCACACTTTTTAAATATTTTTTTGAAATAGGTATCCCCCTTTTTTTGAAAAAATATTCAGTTGGTGTAATTTTATATTCCCATACTCCCCTCTTGTGATTTTTTTTACCTGCGACTGCTACTTCTAATTTGTGTACTAAATTTCTAAATTTGAAACGATTCTTTTTCGAATATTTTGTTTTTTTTAACTTATTAAAAAGAACTTTAATATCGGACTTCTTCATTTAATAAATTAAAACATTTAATTACTACAATAAATTTATTAATTAATTAAATATAAAGTAAGAACCCTTACTTAATTAATAGTAAGTATGGATAAATCAATAATTAAGAATAAATTATTATTACTTTCAGAAGATAAACTAAACGAATGTATAAATGAATTAATAGAATCAACTCAATTAATAAATTTATCTGAAAATGATAATAAAAAAATAACAAAAAAAAAGAAGTCTAGTAAAAAAACACCAGAAGAATATATAAATACAGAGATGACACCAGAAGAATATACAAATATTATTAAAGAGATTAAAGCTGCTGCCAAATCAATAAGTTTAAGTAAAGGAGATTGTGATGGCCGTATTGATAGCGCAATGAAAGAAACACCTATCTTAAAACAAATACAGAATATTCTTTTAGATAAATACCCTGATTGGAAAGTAATCATTTCTCCCCCTCGAGCATCATGTGATTTTATGGTAAATTCAATAAGAATTAATTTGAAACTTACAGATTGCCAGTCATCTGATAACAGTGTAAATAAACCATCCATATATTACAGTATCACTGGTCTTACAGACTATCCATACGCATCTAATTGGAATACGTTTCTTGATATGCTTATATACGCAAAGGACTTAAACAAAATTAAAAAAGAGCGTTATAAACCTACTGAATATCATTATTTAGTAAAAAACAAAAACAATGGAGATGTATTATTGAAACCCATATTTGATATTCATACATATGTAGATAATCCAAGTAATGATCTACAGATTAACTGGAAAAATGAATTTATGTATTCTGATTATCATACAGAAGATTCAGATTACCTAAAAAAAGTCGAGTCCCTACTTAAATGTCTTCAAAAATCAGTGAAAGAAATGATTATTAGAACTAAAAGATTTGCTGAAGCCGATATATCTTCAATTATTCATCAGGAAAAATAGCTGTACTAATTTGTTTATGCCCTATCTTGAATCTTCCAGAATATATATAGTCTTTTTGAAATGTTGATGAATTCATATACTTAATTAATTTTTCTATTTTTATTTCACTAATATTATTTTTAGGAATCAGACATAATAACGAACCTCCGAAATATTGAACTTTTCCATTAAAAGCGATTTCTTTATTACGTGTCATGTTCCTAACATATATACATGGTTTTCCCCAATATTTTTGAATACTTGAAACATTTCTTGGAGCACCCCATTCAAACCAATTGCTTTCTGAAAACTTCTTAATCTTTCTCTCCATTAATTGAACCTTATGTGTTTCAAGATGTGTATCAATTTTGGTATTATTTGTAGGAAAAGTTTCTGTAAAAATATATTTTTCAATTTTATCTTTATCATTCATAATATCAATATTACCAAATGGAACACGATAAATTTCATCTCTTCCAGATACAAGACCAACATATACATTAAACAGTGTTTCAATATAAACCCCCAATACCTTTGTATCACTAAATGTAATAATACCCTTATTTATATTACAGAATACTGATTTACCATTTACATTTGTTTTTTCAGAAACATGTCCCTTTTCATAACGAAATACTAATATATCAATACTCGCACCTTCAAAAAGTTTTTCGTTATGAGGAAATAAAAAATCAGTAAAACTTCCATTTTTACTCATATTATCTATAATAGATGAAGCACTTGTTAATTTTATAAAATCTGATGGAACAATAAATATCATTTCACCATCATCCTCCAAATAACCATAACATAATTCAATAAATTTTATATACAGATTTCCTGACTTTTGTTTTACATACGGAGGATTACCTATAATAGTTTTAAACTTAGTAGTGATTATTTTATCTGTAAAATCTCCATACACAAGAGTTTGATATTCATTAAATCTAATCAATGGTTTTATTGTTCTATCAAGTTCATAACATACCATAGGATAGTTTAAAGAATATTCCTTGAACTTCTTCAATAAATGGCCTGCTCCAAATGATGGTTCAAGAAGAAGACTTTGTTTATTCTTTACTTTGTCAAATACAAATGTTTGTAATTCATCTGATATAGTAAAATATTGACCCAACTCCTTCTTATTCTTAATAAATGGCTTTTCACCAATTGTCAAAGCAGTAGTCTTCAACAGATTTTCCTCATACTTTGACATTAATATTACTACTAATAATTCTTTAAATACATTCTATACTCCGTACGGGGCTTGAACCCGTGACCTCCAAGTATCAAGTCATATGACTGACTAAACAGCATAATGAATATAAGCTTGGCGCTACTAACCAACTGAGCTAACGGAGTATACAATGTATTAGGTCATTATGACCTAATTGGAATAATGGTTTTGGTTTTGATGTGAAGAGTACTTCACAATTATTATTTCAAATAATTCTTTAAATTAATTTAAAAAAATATTCGAATTATTAAATTAAAGTAATTAACTTTGTTAATTTAATTTAATTAATGAAAAACATCAAGTTTCTCGGGGCTTGTTGTAATTATGGACAAACGAGGTATGGACCACGGGCTGCTCCATATTATGTTGAAACAAGACTTAATAAAAAATTTACTAAAATAAAAGAAAAGAATAATACGAATGTTTTTGATTATGACTTACTTTATTCTGTACACAATTATGAACTGAATAATAATAAAAATATAATTACCATTGGAGGAGATCATTCTATTTCTTATTCAACTGTTAATTCAGCTCTTAATATGTTTGATGATTCCCTTCACGTAATCTGGATAGATGCTCATACAGATATAAATACACAATCTACTTCGGCAACACAGAATTTACACGGTATGCCTGTAGGACATCTTATGGGATTTGAAAAACACCCAATATCAACTTTTCATAATAAATTTTTAGATCCTTCACAAATTACTTATGTTGGTATAAGAGATGTTGACCCTCCTGAATGTGAAAGAATTAAAAAAAACCATATCAGTATTTATAATGCTTTTTATTATTCACAAGCATTAGGTGTTCTTGACCACTTAAAAGAACAACTAAAAGGTAAAAATATTTACATCAGTCTTGACTTGGATTCCATTGATCCGTGTGTTTTTCCATGTACTGGGATAGCTGTACCAAATGGTCTTTATCTACCTGAAATTTTAAATATCATAAATACTTTTAAAGATCAATCTGTAGGTATGGATATTGTAGAATTTGATCCATTAATTAATAAAAAATATAACAAAGAGTGTCTTGATAGTATTTATAAAATTATCGAAACGTATTCTAATTAATTTCCAAAATTAAGTGGATTCAGTGTATACTTTTTAACAAGTTCCCTGTACTTCTTACCTCCAAGGGGATATTCACTCGTTGGTGGTCTTGCTTCAATTTCTCTTTTTTCTCTAAATTTACGTTGAACATATCTAACAGAGTTTTTTAAATGTTGTTGATATGGATAACAATCAATTGAAGTACATTTATATAAAATATTATCTTCTCCTGAATACTCATTAACTGTTACAATATATCCCAATGTTTTACGATTCATTAATTTTAATATTTCTTGTAACGAATACTTATTACTTTTATTAGTATTCATATTTGTTAATCTGAATTTTTGTTTTTCTTTTGTTATTTGAAAAATTAATTCTGGAAAATTATATGGACTAATTTTTCTATAATCCATAAATGAATATATACTCAAAATTTTTAAATCTCTGTACCAATTAATAATATTAAAACTGATTAATTCATATGGATTTATTAATTCCATAAACAATCCAATTAATTAATTAATAATAATCCAATAATTATTTAATTAATTATTTAATTATTTAATTAATTAATCTAATCAATTTTCAATTTCATATAAATCAATAGCCTTATTAGCCAATAAATCCGCTTCTTTATTTAAATGCCGTAATATATGAGTAAAAGTTATGGATTCAAATTTATTGGTTAATAATATTATTTCTCCATAAAGTACTTTAATTGTTGGACTTAACACTTTCCAATTACCATTTAACTGTTCAACTACCAACTTTGAATCCATAAATACATCAACGCTTCTAATATTTAGTTCCAACGCTCTCTTGAGCGTTATTTCAAGTGCCTTATATTCCGCATAGTTGTTTGTCTGGATTCCTACATATTCACTTACTTCATCGATAACGAGTCCTTTCGGATTCTTTATAATACCTCCAACACCAGATTTTCCTGGATTTCCTCTTGAGGCACCATCTGTCCATATTTGAAATGTCATTGGAATTCGTTATTAATTGTTATTATTAATAATTTTAACAATTAATAATTAATTTAATGTTAATAAATGGATGCGTTCTTTATAGAGAACAATATTTAACTATATGGAGAGTATCTTTTTTATTATTCCTTTCAAGTCTATATGCCATTTATAGAGGTCATTACGACCTGGCTTTAGTTCCTGGAGGAACCTTTTGTACATCCATAAATTACTGGAGGAAACCTGATTATTCGTGGAGACGTAAAATAGATATGATTTATCTGTATATAGCATACTTTTACCAATTTTTAAAAGCTTATAATGCGCAATATTCAAAGCTTTATTACATATCCTCTGGTATAAGTATTCTATTCTTTCCATTAGGTGTTTATCTCTATAAAAAAAAGGAATATTGGTGGTATTCCACTTATTCACATTGTATGTTACACGTTGGTATAAATTTATCTAGTTTAATTTTATACTCTGGAACTATTCCCGCATTAATTAATTAATTACAATTTCTTAATAAGCTTAATTAAACTATTTATTGATCTAATTTCCTTATTTAATTTACTTAATTTGGTTAATTTTTTACTCTTGCCAAAATCAAGCATACGGTCCTCGCGTCTCTTTTTGGCACTGTATACTTCTCTATCAGGTCTTCTTAAACGTTCGAGTTCCATTGCTTCAGCTGGTTCCATTAATTCAGGTGATCGTTCACGACGTTTCAATATGAGAGGTGGTGGGGGTCTTTGATTTGTGTTCATTACATAACCCGCTTTAAAAATAGGTAATGAATCAATCTGTGCTCTTAACTTATTTCTTAAAGACTCATCTACTACTTTAAATCCACTTAAAAGACTATCTTCGTATTCGTATAATAACTGACGAAGTAATTCTAAATCCCTGACTTTATCAAATTCATCATACATTTGATCTAATACTCCGGTATAATCTGTAAATCCACTCGGCATTTGAACTTGAGTAAGTGTTTTATCAACATTATTGTAGATAAAATAACTTCCATTTATTTTAAGTATAGTTTTAGTTCCATCAGATGAATAATATGATCTTCGGAGTCTCTCATAAAGTGTACGACCCTTAATTTCCTTGAAAAACGTTCTTCCGCACAATGAAGACAATCCTTTCCATCCTGGTTTGTTCTTGTCTCTTGGAACATATGTTTCTGAAAAGGTTATTCCTCCAACCGTAAGTGGAACAAATCGTGGATTTACTCGAACTGAATATGGAGAACTTGCCAAAATTTCACTGAAGTTACTAAATTTATTAAGTAACTCATTTAATGGAATCTCTCCTACCGCAGTTTGAATACCCGTGGATGCTTGAATTTGCTTACCTGAGGCATCTTTTACAGACATATGAGATAACAGATCAAGTAATATATCAGCTGGATCTAAAGATTTTACATTTTGAACACCAAGTCTGCCCATACTTTCTAATAAATCGTCCATTTTCAATGTTGATAATATTAATAATTATTTTAATTAATTAAAATAATTGTTAATTATTAATTTATTCCTAATTAATCCCCTTTAACTTTGGTAAACAATAGTAATGAACGGGGTAAATAATACCGATAAAACTAGAAAACCCATACCTGAATGGAACGACCAACAAGAACGATTGTTACAAGAATGGGCAGAAATAGCAAGTAGTTACAGGTGGTTACACAACAAAAGTTTTATGGAATATAGAAAGAAAAATTTTATGTATATGATACCAATCATTATAATGAGTACAATTACTGGAACAGCGAATTTTGCTCAAAGTTCATTTCCATTGGTAATAAGACCATATGTTCCTCAAATTATTGGTGCTATAAATTTGTTTGCCGCAATTGTAACAACTATTCATCAGTATCTCAAAATTTCAGAATATATGGAAGCACATAGACTTACTGGTATCAATTATGGAAAATTTAATAGAAATATAACTGTTGAACTTGCGTTGCCAATAAAAGATCGTTCAATTGGGGGGAGGGAGTTAGTAAAAATTAGTAGATTAGAAATAGATAGACTTATTGAACAAAGCCCATCCATACCTAAACATATAATAGTAGCATATGAGGAGAAATTCAGAGATTCAGGGTTAGCTCCACCTGAAATTATTACCATTAAAAAGGTAATGATTTATGACGACAAGGAACATAAACTAACAAATACAGCAGTAACAAAATTTAAAAATGTTGTCAATCAGACTAAACCAAATATTTTTAAAGCTGAATCCCCTGGTATTCAAAATTATACAAAAAATGGAGATAACCGCGTTGGAGTTTTTCCAAAACAATTTAAAAGTAATAGTCCATTAAAAAACTTCAAAGACAGTATTTCAAGTGAACTAAATAATCTCAAAAATAGTAAGTTAGTATCTACTTTTGGAGAATCCTTAAAAAGCTTTACAATTGCTGGTACCTCGAGAAGTAAAGAAAGTAATTCAGACATTCCAGATGCACCAAGTAATAGTAATGGAAGCGATGGTCAAAGAAGTGGAAGTATTGAAAGTATTCCAGATGTTCCGCACCACCATGAAAATAATGAAAGTAATGAATTAACTACAGAAAATGTTGTAAAATTGGAACAACAATTGATACATGGACTTAATTCAGAATTAGAACATATCATAATTATAAATGATAATTCAGATCTTTCTAATAATTCCGATCAATTTCACGAATCAACTGAAGACGAAAATAATAACACTAGAACAAATATTGAATTAAATGAACAAACTTAAAAAAGAATATTCCGAATTCTTTGTAAAAAGAATAAAAAGAATACTTCTGTTAATTTTGTAGTGAATGGAATGAATAAATTACCAGAAGATATACTTAGAATTATTTATAGTAAATACTTCAGTAATGAAATACTTCCTGAAATAATAGTTGTTTCAAATCTAAAAAATAAAAAAAGAACAGATAAACGAAACTTTTTAGAAGAAATAAAAAATTACGCTATCAATGAAAAAGCTGGTAATATCGTTAATTCAATTATTAATGATTCCAGAAATGAATTAGTAATAGATGAATATAATCAATCTAAGTTAGATGAAATATTTTATACATTAGTAGATTTACATAAAAATGGTTTATTTGATATTTTTCAAATTTAATTAATCTGAATTTATTTTGGAACACTACCGACACTTAATAATAAGGTTCCTGTAATAACTAAAAATAACCCAACCCATTGATAATTATTATCAAGTCTTTCACCAAGTAGATAAAAAGCAAGTATCGTTGCTATTATAGTCGATATTCCATCCCACATACCATTTGTAAATATAACATTCCCCCTCGATAAAGCTTTAATAAGTACATATATCATTACTCCATAAGCAACAACACCTATTCCCAAATTACTTAATTTACCTGAACGTGAATAAAACTTAAAATTAGAATCACCAACATATTCTATCAAACTTATTAGTATTATCAAAAATACAAAAAATAACATTTATTAATTATCATTATATTTTTTGAACAAGTTTAATTAATGAATTAATACTTTTTAACGAAATTCTCGAATTGGTAACTTTTCGCTTACCGAAATTACTTCTACGTCTACCAAAGTTTAAGTTGAAAGAATCAGATAAATACTTATTTTTAAATACATATTCTCCTTCAACTCTAATTATAGGTTTATCTTTGATACGTTTCATATCATTATCAATACTTAGAGCTCTGATTGACAAAATATTTTTTTTTTCTAATTCTGTTTTCATAAGCAGATCTAAAGGATATGCTCGTCCAGTCCTACCCCCAAGATCATTATTATCTAGAACAACTTCAATTCCTGAATGTTCAATGTTGTTATACAATGGTTTTTTATCACCACTAGAGAACATTGGTTTTGATTCTTCACCCATGAATAAAGCTGGCCTAGAACAAACCCATGGTACAATTTTATCTTTTATCATGTTTCTACAGATTATTTTTCTTACAAAATAAAGTCTTTTTATTTTACTAGAATCAATTGAATCTGTAATCATCACTTCAAAACCGTTTAGAACATTAAAGTAAATAAAATCTTTTGAATTTACTAAGTTTGGAGGAAGATTCTTTTCAATCCATTCTTTCTTTGGAGAGGGATTATCTATTAATGTCATTCCATTATCCATTATTGATTTAACATATGATTTTAAAACTTCTATACCCTTCTTTGTTTCTTGTTTATAAAGATCATTAATAGTATTGGTATCAGTAACAACTTTATCATTAACTATAAGTTTACTAGGATCAAATATAGATTCTTTCTCTTTTTTTTTAAAAAACCCTAACATTTGTTAATAATAACAAGTACCAATATTTTAATTTTAGATTTTTTGAACAAGTTTAATTAATGAATTAATATTTTTTAATGATATTCCGGAATTGGTACTTCGTTTAGTACTCCTTCGTTTTTTACCGAAATTACTACGACGTCTACCAAACCCGGTTGTAAAACCCTCAGGTATGTTGACGTGGTACATTTGAGATATCGGTTGACGACAATATGGGCAATCGTTGTGAAAACCGGAATCGTAAAATTCGTTTCCCGCACGACTATTTCGATATCCATTAATACAATCGCAGTGGTAAATATGACCTGCTGGACA